AGCCGGGAAACTTTCAAAAGAAAGTCCTCCGGCATCTTCATTTCCATTCGTGCCATATCAATTCACACTCCCTTCCACCAGCTCGCACAGGCACTCCACATACATCCCGCGCCCGCGCACGTCCTCCGCGCTGGTAATCCGATAGCGCTTTTCTTCACAGACTATGAAGTGCGCCGGGCTGACCTCGACGCCGGGGATTTTGCGGAAACGGAACAGCACGGACGCTTCGGAAAACACCGCCCTGTTCGCCCAGCGCTCCGAGCCGTTGCGGTCCTCTTTGTAGGCGCGAACCGAGGCGAGAACCGTGTCGCCCTGCGTAACAAAGCCATCCTCGTCCTTGACCGGCGCGTTGGAGATGAGGTCAATGAAGCTGTTCATTTTTCCAAAAGACAATTCAAACACTCCTTATCTGCGATGTTTTATGCGGTTTTGCGAAGCAAAATTTCGGCAAGCGTTTACGCCGAAAAGCATAAAACTCGCGAGTCTTGCTTGCAAGACTCTCATACCTTCCAATCCCGGTCAAGCCGCAGCAGCAGATTGACCGTATCCCAGACCTGCCGGCCCGCCTGCACGGAATCGGCAAAAAAGCCGCCGGTGGAACCGTCGCGGCTTTCATAAAAATGGCTTGCCAGCATGATGACTGCCTGTTCGGTAGTTGGTGTCATCTCGTTTTCCTCATAATAGCCCGCCGAAACGTGCTGATAGCTTTCGGCATAACGGACGGCGGCGGTGATGTACATCTGCAGAAGCTCGTCGTCTTGTGTATGCGAGAGAATCAGATTCGCTTTGACTTTCTCAAGCAAGGTTTCCAGTGCCATTCCCGCCGCCTCCTTCCTTGATTAAGAGCCTGCCTTCATCTGCAGAAGCTGGATGCCCTCTGTCAGAATCACCTTGCCGTCCACACGCTCCGTAGCCACATAGCCGATCTGCCCGTTGGTGGCATACAGTTCGTTCAGACGCTGAACGGTACGGCCTGCGCGGTCGCCGATCCAGTAGTTCTTGAAATCGCCGAACGCCACGGTATAGGCGCCTGCCGCAATTGCCGGCGCGTAAGGAGAGGTGTACAAATCGTAGCCGAGCAGCTTGTCAGGTTCATCCGCCTGCAGGGAGGGCTGCCACAGATACACGCCGTTGGAATCCTTCAACTTGCGGATAGCGGAAATGGTCGCGTCGTTCATGAGGAACTTGGCGTTTCTGCGGTACGGAGATTTCAGCGCATACACAAGGCTGATCAGTTCATCCGCCGTGATGGCGTTCTGCGCCGCCGCGGTCACACCGACCGCGCCGCCGTTTTCGGTAAAGATCCCCGTGGGCTGGTTCGTTCCGGTGCCCACGCAGAAGGCTTCCTCCTCGGCGATGCCGAAGGCTCTGGCAAATTCATTCATGAGGTATTCTTCAATATCGAATGCGGAATCCTGCAGAAGCTCCACGCTGACGCGGCAGAGGTCGGTCAGCTTGAAGGCATCAATCTGCTTTTGCCCGAAGGTCGGATTGCTCTCGGTGTAGGCGGCGTTCTCCGCAGTCCACTGTGCCGTGGAGTGCCCCGTGGCAATGGGAATCTTGCGTTCGTGCTGTGTGGTGATAACCTTGGCGAGGGAGCGGATTACGTTCTCTGCTGTAAGGGCGGTGACAATCTGGGTTTCAAATTCCGTCGGCACCAGATAGCCGCCGTCCGCGTCCACACCCTCGGACAGGACGTTGTGCAGCTGGATTTTGCCGCGCAGGTGGCGGTCAAAGTCCTCTTTGTAGGCATCGGAGGCTCTGCCGGCTTTCTCCGGCTTGAGGGACGCGGCACGTTCTGGCGCTTCGGTAATAGGGCTGTTCACAGGCTTGTTCAGTTCCGCTTCGATGGCGTCCCGGCGCTCCATGCGCTTGATTTCATTGGTGAGGCTGTCCAGGTCATGCTCCATCTTGGCATAGGCGGCGTCATCCTCTGCGGAAAGCACGCCCATGTCGTTCCTGTGGGTATCGAGGAAGCCCTCCATCGTATTCCACAGCTTGGTCCTTTTGTTTCTCATTTCGGTAATCGTCATGATAAAAATCCTCCTTGCTTTACAGCAGTTTTTTGTAAAGGGACGCCTTCAGTTCATCGACCGGGCGCCCTTTGGGTTGTTTTTCCGGCTTGCGGAAGGCTTTGCCGGAAAGCTTATTCATGAGGGAACGTTCCACCGCTGAGGCGGAGAACGCATATCCCTCGGTGTCCGCTGCGGATCCGCGCTTTTCATCCGTCAGGATATCGTCCGCAAAGCCGAGTTCGATGGCCTTTTTGGCGTTCATCCAGGTGGTGTCGTCCATCATGTGTGAAAGCTGTGCGTGGGAAAGCCCCGTTTTGATTTCATAGGCGTTGATGATGCTTTCCTTGACTTCGGAGAGCATATCGATTGCCTTTGCCATGTCGGCGTGGTCGCCGAACGCCATCGTTGCCGGGTTGTGAATCATCATCAGGGCGGTGGGCGCCATCAGCACTTTGGTTCCCGCCATCGCCACGACCGAAGCCGCGGACGCCGCGATGCCGTCCACCTTGACGGTCACATCGTCCTTGTAGTCCATCAGCATGGTATAAATCTGGCTGGCGGCGATGCAGTCTCCGCCGGGTGAATTGATCCAGATGGTGATGGGGCCGCTTCCCGCGAAAAGTTCCGCGCGGAACGCAGCCGGTGTGATATCGTCATCAAACCAGCTTTCCTCGGCAATCGTGCCGTACAGTTCAAGAACCCGCTCTGCGGACGGCTCTTCGCCCGTCTGATTCTTCCACTTCCAAAAGCGGCGAGCCGCCGCCGGCATTTCGCGCCCGTTTTCTGATGCGGACTTCAGACTCTGTACCCGCGTCTGGTGCTGATTCTGGTTCTGTAGATTGGTATTCATCGGATTGTTCCTCCTCTCTGTTGTTGTCTGTACCGGCGAAAGCGCCGGCATCGGCAAGCTTGGTCATGGCGCCGTTGATGAGATACAGATCGCCGCCGTCCTCTTTCGGGATGCGGTCGAGGTTCTCCAGTTCCCGGATATCGTTTGCCGACATCCAGCCGTTCTGCCTTGCCGTGGCGTAGCCGTTCATGCGGCTGGCGTAGTCGCCGCGGAGCAGGCCCTCCACATTGAATTTCACGAAATAGGCTTTCTTTTCATCGGGAGTCAGGAGACGGCGCTGAATGGACTGCTCCCAGCGGATGACCCACGGGTCCAGCGTATACTTCACAAACTCCAGACTCTGCTGTTCAATGTTGGAGAAGCTGGACTTTTCCAGGTCGCCGACCATATGCGGCGGCACACGGAAGATCCGCGCGATCTCGTTAATCTGGAACTTGCGTGTTTCCAGAAACTGCGCCTGCTCCGGTGAAATGGAGATGGGCGTGTATTTCATGCCTTCCTCCAGCACGGCGATCTTGTTGCTGTTCGCCGAGCCGCCGAAGGTCTGCTGCCAGCTTTCACGCACCTTGCTGGGGTCTTTAATAGTCCCGGGATGCTCCAGGACACCGCTCGGCGCCGCGCCGTTGGCGAAGAACTTGCTGCCGTATTCCTCTGTGGCGATCGCAAGCCCGATGGCGTTCTTTGCCATTGCGATGGGCGAATAGCCCACCAGCCCGTCAAAGCCAAGCCCCGGAATATGCAGCACATCGGAAGGCTGAAGAATCACCATACTGCCCTTCATGGTGTGCGCCTCATCGGACGACCGCTGGTACTGGTAATACAGCTGTCCGTTCGTGTCCCGGTTGACCGTCATTTTATTCGGCATCAGCGGATACAGGGCAATGACCTGTCCTTTGCCGTTGCGGATAATCTGGGCATAGGCGTTTCCCCATAACAAAAGATGAGTCATCAGCGTTTCACGGAACACGAATGAACTCATCTCCGGATTCGGCTCGTCATGGAGCAGAAGGTATAACGGATGACTGATGGCTTTTTCCTTGCCGCCGTCCTCCTTGTAACGATAGAGGTGGAGGGGAAGCCCCGCAATCGCCTCCGACAGGATGCGCACGCAGGCATACACCGCCGTCATCTGCATCGCAGAGCGCTCGGTCACCAGCTTGCCGGAGGAAGAACCGCCGAGATAAAAGGCATAGCTGCTGCCCGAAGTCCTGTTTTCAGGTTTGTCCCTTGATTTGAACAGTCCCGAAAATATACTCATTTCTCATCACGCTCCTTCCTCAAAACACCAGAAGCCCTCTGGTGTCGTATACGCTTTCACCCGTGTCGTTCCCGCAGCGAATGGCACGGTCAAGCCCCATAATCGTGGCAATCGCGCCGTCAATTTTCTCTGTGGATTTCTCCTTGTCCGCCTTGATGTTGCCGGCGGGGTCGGTGCGGATGAAGATGTTGTCCATATTCCATCTGAGAACTGGGTGACCGCCGTGGGCGATTTTCTCTTCCAGCACCAGCTTCATCAGTTCCTTGGTGGGCGGACTCATATCCTTAAATCCCTGCCCGAACGGAATGACCGTAAAGCCCATGCCCTCAAGGTTCTGCACCATCTGCACAGCACCCCATCGGTCAAAAGCGATCTCCCGGATATTGAAACGCTCTCCGAGCCGCTCAATAAATTTCTCGATGTAGCCGTAATGCACGACATTGCCTTCCGTGGTCATGATAAGTCCCTGCCGCTCCCATAAGTCATAGGGAACATGGTCACGGCGGACACGCAGAGCGACCGTTTCCTCCGGAATCCAGAAGTACGGAAGGACGCTGTATTTGTCCGCTTCATCCTGCGGCGGGAACACCAGAACAAAAGCCGTAATGTCCGTTGTGCTGGAGAGATCAAGGCCGCCGTAGCAGACGCGGCCTTCAAGGCTTTCCTCATCGACCGGGAATGCGCAGGCGTCCCACTTATCCATCGGCATCCAGCGCACCGACTGTTTCACCCACTGATTGAGACGCAGCTGACGGAACGCGTTCTCCTCGCCGGGATTCTGCTTTGCGGAATCACAGGCAGCTTTCACCTTGTCGATGCCGACCGTGATGCCCAGGGAAGGGTTGGCTTTCTTCCAGACCTCCGGATCCGTCCAGTCCTCATTTTCCGCCGCACCGTAAATCACGGAATAGAAGGTGGGGTCGACCTTGCGTCCTGCCTGGATGTCCAGGGCTTTCTGATGCACCTCATAGCAGATAGAATTTGTATCATTGCCCGCCGTCGTAATCAGAAAGTACAGCGGCTGCATCCTTGCGTCTCCGGAGCCCTGCAGCATGACGTCAAACAGCTTTCTGTTGGGCTGGGTGTGCAGTTCATCGAATATCACGCCGTGGGTGTTGAAGCCGTGCTTGTTCGCCACATCCGCCGAAAGCACCTGGTAGAAGCTGTTGGTCGGCTTATACACCAGTTTCTTCTGCGATTCCAGTATTTTCACGCGCTTGGCAAGCGCAGGACAAAAGCGCACCATGTCCACGGCAACATCAAATACGATTTTCGCCTGATTCCGGTCGGAGGCACAGCCGTACACCTCGGCGCGCTCCTCGCCGTCGCCGCAGGTGAGGAGCAGCGCAACCGCGGCCGCCAGTTCCGATTTGCCCTGTTTCTTCGGTATCTCGATGTATGCCGTGTTGAACTGCCGGTAGCCGTTCTTTTTCAAAATACCGAAGATGTCCCGCACAATCTGCTCCTGCCAGTCAATGAGCTCAAAGGGCTTGCCCGCCCAGGTGCCTTTGGTGTGGCAGAGGGATTCAATGAACAGGACGGCGTAATCCGCGGCTTTTTCATCGTAGCGCGAGGTTTTTGCCATGAATCTGGTAGGCTTGTATTTCTTCAGCTTTCGCATGGCGCACCGCCTCCTTTCCGGACATAAAAATAGACCGCCATCGGCAGTCCTTCAAAATTTATCTGTACGAGAGACAGCCCCGTATGGGGTGTCCTCTGCTGTTTTCGTGGTTAGTTGTACTTTTCGAGGATGGCGGCGTATACCGCCTTGACCTCGTAATCGTCGGGACAATGCACGTCCCAGCCCCTGTCGTAGTTCACGACGTCGCGGTTGTCGTTCAGCTTGCGGATGGTGAGTTTGCTTATTTTGCCGCCGTCGATGCCGAACGCCTCGCTCGGCTCTTCGTAGTGCTTTACCCAGTATTTGTACCTATTGCCCGTTGCCGGGCCTGTGAGAATGCCTTCGCTCCACATGGCCGCGTCCTCCTTACGGTTTCTCGGTCAGCTTCCCGTCGACCAAAATGCAGCGGTGCTCCCGTCCGGTTTCGTCCGCCGCAATGATGCGCATCTCACCGTTTTCAAAAGCGTTGTATGCTTTGATAAAGTGCCAGCCTTCGCCAAGCTGTTCTCGAATCATCTGCCTGTAATCCATCATGGGTTCCTCCCTGGAAAAGTGTTATGTGCCTTTCGGCATGTACATATATCACTCTGAACGCCCGGAATAGCAAGTCATTTCCGATAAATATATGTGCCGAATATCCGCTGCGGGAATTGTGTATATTACTCCTCCTCGCCAGTCAGAATGAAACGGACATATTCCTTTCGGTGTTCCTCCAGCCATGTAACCAGTTCGTAAAAATCACGCTCATAGGCAAGTCTCTGCACCATGTTCACATCAAACATATTTGTAAGCCCCGTGTCGCGGATTTCGAGTATCTGCTCCTTAATTGTCTGCGTCATCGCTGCACACCTCCAGTCCCGATACCAACTTGGCGTAGATGGTGGTATAGCGTTCGCATTCCGCACCTTCCGAGCCTGCGATAGCCTCAAGGAAAAAATCGGCGGCTTCCTTGCGGGAATCCCATACCTTTTTCTCCCTGCAGCAGATAGTCGTGACGGTATTGAGCTTCTTTACGATATCCTCGCCGTAAACCACATTCAGACCGCTGCCATTGTCCCATCTCATGAGAAGAGAGCCGGTATCATCCACGCCCATAACCGTGCCTTTTGTGCCGGCGGGAGGGGTCTGCACGTCATCCATTTTTATAAGCTCCACGCGCGTGCCGGCGGGATATTCTTTGCGCACACGCTCGACAATTTCTCTACTCGGAAAGCGCATGGTCAGCACCTCCATTCTTAAACGCTGAGGAACCCGTGAGGTTTTTCAGCAGGATTTTTCGTTCTGCTTTGTATTCCGTTCCGATGAATCCCAGCCGGAGGAGAAAACAGCGGAATGCGTACTTCTCGTTTTCGGTTTCTTTTTCTGTGGCAGTTACACGCTTGGCGTGCCTTGCCATTTCGCAAAGCGCCGCAACAAGGTGGGTATATGCCTTTACAGAATCCCCATCCGTCTGTGCGAACCAGGGGAAGGACACCTGCTCATCGGATACTTCAATCCGAAGGCTGTCTGTTCCGAGCGCCTTTTTCAGCAAAGCGGATTTGGAAGCCGCAATTCTTTTTAGGTTCTCAATGGCCGTATCCGAAAGGGTATCTCTCGGAACCGTCACTGTAAGCCCCGACGTTTCGCCCTGCGGCGCATTTTCTGCGGCTTCGTCCGCTCTTTCGGATATGTTCCCACCCTCTGTTTCTGCGGCAGTGTCGGGCAGCCTTTCGGCGGTGAAACCCCTGTCCGCAAGGGCATGGAGGAGGTTTTCAGCATCAGCGCCGCATTGCCGCTCATCAAAGGAAACCGTTCCGCTTTTGTCAACATTAAAAGCGCCGATACGATAGGACGCGCTCGGCATTCCACAGTATTTCGGTTTCATTTCCAAAATCTCTCCGATTGCCGCGACCAGTGCTTTTCGCTCCGCGCCCGTTCGATTGAACCTTATTTCCATTTTCCATCCCTCCATCCAAGTAAAAATTGCACCGCATCGGAAAATCCGGCACGGTAATAGCAGTTTGTCGTTTCACCGTCAACCAGTGAATACGCGTCCTCCAATTTCAAAAACGCTTTTGCTTGTTCGGGGGTAAGCACGGATTTTAATGTGCGCACCGCCTGCTCAAACTGCCGATAAGCTTCCTGCAGGCTGTCACTGCCGCGCATTCCGCAGTCGGCAATCCGCTGTGCCATGAAACTTTCCACTGCTTTTTCAAAACTTTCGTTTTGCATGAACGTTACCACCTTTCTATTTGGTAGTAACATATATCACTCTAAAAGCATGGAATAGCAAGCGGTTCCCGCACATTTTGCTGTAGAATAGCTGCCGGATTATTCGCCCTCAAGCTGTGCGTAATACACAATGCCGGAAAGCACAAACACCACGTTGGGAAGCGCCACGCCGTTGCCCCACATCTTGTATTCAGCGGAATCGGAGTGCGGATTTTTCAGCCATTTGATAATCTGGTTTCTGGTCTTCGGCTTTGAGGATGTCCCCATAACCGTCCGATGCGTTTCAAACACATCCGTCCAGAATGCAATATCCTCAGCAGTCGGATTTTCCGTACCAAGGTCACTGCACCACCAGTCCGGGAATCCCTGCAGTCTTGCGCACTCGGTCGGTGTCAGCCTGCGGACGATGTAGCAAGGCTCTGTTTCGTTGACAACAGGCGGGTCTTTAAAATCCCGCGCCATCAGCGTTGGGAATTGTTCCTTTAATGCCTGAGCATAGGAGCCGGTGGTCATGCAGTATGCCACAGCGTGACGGTCGGCGGCGTCCAGCGTAAAAGACACATCTTCATTCACGCCGCTGCCCTGAGGGCCGTTTTTGTCGGATCTTCCAATCATGGAACCCTGCACCGACACCACCGCCATGCCGCCTTGATTGCAGGCAGGGTTGCCGCCGCCGGAATCCAGAGTCCGTGAAGTTTCCGCTTCATAGAAACCGCTGTGAGGATTATCCGACAGCATGGAGTGACTCTGCTTGGAGCAGATGCCATAAACCTTGACCGCCAGTTCGTTGCACCGTGATTCTCCGACATCGTGTGTGTTCAGCGTGTTCGCCGTATCGGAATTTTTCCACTGCTGACCCTCATCGGGAGCATGCGGACGGGTGCCTTTCACAAACGGCACAAACACTGTCTGGTCATTGTTGCAGGAGAGCGTTGCGGATTTGTTTTCCTGAATTAAGGCTCCCTTGCCGCCGCCCTCACAGCCACTTCGGATTTTCAGCGTCTTTGAGGTTTCCACCACGAGCGGCTGGTTGTTTCCGCCCGTGCCGTAAGTAGAAAGTACTGTCTGTGCCACATCAAGCGGGCCTGTGTAGCGTGTATCCTGTGAATGATTTTCAAAAACCGCCGCAGGAACCGTTCCGGCACGGAGCGTAGGGGATTTTTCCTCTTCATAGCCGATTGAACGGCTGTGTGCGGAATGTTCGGTGCAAAAGCCTGCCGATTCCATTACGCATGGCGGATGATGCGCCTCTGCCCGCAGGGTGCAGGTGACGCCGTCCGTTACATCCATGCGGCTTCCGCCCTGGTCGTTTAAGCAGATTGTGCCTGCCGCTCCAGTGCTTTTTTCAGCAGTTCCGGCAGTTCCTTGCCACGAGCGGAAGCCCTGCGGAGTATACCCAGACACGCCTTCGGACTCAAATAATATTTTTCCGGCACATCCGCCTGCAAAATCTGCGACAAGATAGATGCGTTTTCTGCGCTGGGGCACTCCCCAGTACTGCGCATCAAATACCCGCCATGCGAGACTGAAATCGTCTGCCAAAATCTCTCCGGCGGTCGGCCACTTCGCAGGTCGAGGAGTATCAATTTTGTATCTCTTGACCGAGCAGATTTCTTCGAGGACGGACTGGAAGTCCGCACCCTTGTTTGAACTGAACGCGCCGGGGACATTCTCCCAGACAATGTATCGGGGATATTTTCCATCGGTTGCACACCTCATTTCTTTTACGATTCGGACGGCTTCATAGAAAAGCCCGGAGCGGTTGCCGTCCAGACCTTCACGCTTGCCCGCAATACTCATGTCCTGACAGGGCGAGCCGAAGGTGATGATGTCCACGGGAGGAAGTTCTGCGCCGTTAATAACGGACACATCGCCGCAGTGTCTCATGAATGGCATCCTTTTGGTAGTTACCCGAATAGGAAACGGCTCAATTTCCGATGCCCACAGAGGGGTAATCCCGGAAATCAAGCCGCCTAACGGGAATCCGCCCGAACCGTCAAAGAGACTGCCGAGCGTCAGGTTAAGTTTCATCCGGCAGTTCCACCTCCTTGACAAGGTCTGTATACATCAGCTTTTTGCCGTTTCGGACTACATACACATTTCCCGTGTCGGATGTGTTTTCCACATACCGGCGGAGAATGACAGATGCGTATTTCGGATCAAGCTCCATCATCATGCAGGTGCGGTTCAGCTGCTCGCAAGCCATCAGCGTGGAGCCGGAACCGCCGAATGTGTCGATGACGACGGCATTTTCCTGCGTGGAGTTTTGAATCGGGCAGCCCAGCAGGTCAAGCGGCTTTGACGTTGGGTGATTCTTGTTCCGCTTTGGCTTGTCATAATTCCAGATGGTGGTCTGCCTGCGGTCGGCGTACCACGGGTGCCTGCCGTTTTGCAGAAAGCCGTAAAGCACAGGTTCGTGCTGCCACTGATAATCCGAGCGTCCCAGCACCAGGGAATTCTTCACCCAGATGCAGACGCCTGCCAAATGAAACCCGGCATCAATGAATGCCTTTCTGAAATTCAGCCCCTCGGTGTCCGCATGAAAGCAATAGGCCGCGCCGCCCTTTTCAAGATGGTCCGCCATGTTTTTGAAAGCCGAGAGCAGAAAATTGTAAAAATCCTCGCCCTTCAGGCTGTCGTTCTGGATGGTCAAGCCGTCCGATGCCTTGAAGGAAACGCCGTAGGGCGGGTCGGTCAGGATGAGGTTTGCACGCTTTCCGTCCATGAGTTTTGCCACATCATCGGCGGAGGTGGCGTCGCCGCACATCAGCCTGTGCCGTCCGACTGTCCAGATGTCGCCCGGCGCTGCAAAGGATGCCTTTTCCAAAGCGGCACTCAGGTCGAAGTCGTCATCCTCGATGTCTTTATCGGTTGCGCCGCCCAGTAATTTCTCAAGCTCCTTTTCATCAAAGCCGAGAAGCGAGAGGTCGAATGCGCTATCCTGCAGGTCGGATAATTCGACCGACAGCATTTCCTCATCCCATCCGGCATTCAGCGCCAGCTGGTTGTCGGCAAGGATATACGCCCGCTTTTGCGCGTCCGTAAGGTTCTCGGCGAATACGCAGGGAACGGTTTCATAGCCTTCCTCGCGGGCGGCCTTGATTCTGCCGTGGCCGACAAGAATGTTATAGTCGTGGTCAATGACCGCGGGAGAAACGAATCCGAATTCACGCAGGGAGCTTCTCAGCTGTGCAATCTGCTCCCTGCTGTGCGTCCGGGCGTTCCGGGCATAGGGCACCAGCTTATCAATGGGTACCTGTTCTAATCTTTGTGTGTTCATCTATATTCCTTTCCGGGCGCGGAGCAGGCGCTCCATCGTGTCATTCGGATTTCCCTCAAAATCTTCCGTGCAGTTCTGTTTCACCACGTCAAAAATTTCGTACCAGATGAGATTTGCTGTTTTCTGATACTGCTGCGACATCTGCACGAACGGAGACGTCACCACGCCGCCGGTCGTCGGATGCTTTCCCAAAAGGCCGAAAGTGCTGATTGCGTCCTCGCACTGGATATACCGGGCAAACGCCTGCGCGTAGGATTCGATGAGCCGTTTGTTTACAAGGTTCTCGCATCGGCGTTCCTTCAGCCACAGCCAGGTTTCCTTGTAGATGATGTCCGCACCGAGCGGCTGGCCGTTTTTCTGCTTTGCCGACAGGTATTCATCGGGCTTTGGCATATCCGCGCCTTCGAGTACCGCGCCTTCCGGCAGGTCGACCGCTTCAAGCTCGTCGTAATCAAGCTCCGGCACATCGTTGTTCATGATTCTCGCTTTGTGTCCGCTGTTGATTTTCTCCGCGGCAGGAGCCGGCTTGTCACCGGCCCGGACACGTCTGCCGCCTCGGTAGGTTCCGTCTTTTGCCACAACTTGCACCTCCTTTGCCGGCAGCGTTCAGCCGGGCAGGGGTTAATCCCCTGTTTGAACTGGAATTTTCGTACACGAAGCCCCGCGCCGCTGTCCGCTTGAAGCAGGTGTAGAGATTTTGATACCCCCGCCCGTCAGCCGCGGATCTGCCTGTCGCCCATTTCAAGATGAATTTTTGTGTGGCAGGACTGGCAGAGGCTCATAAGGTTGCTTTCTCTGTGGTCACCGCCTTGGGAGACGGGCAGAATGTGATGCACCTCTTCCACAGGCGTCAGCCGGCCTTCCTTCAGACACTGCTCGCACAGCGGATGCGCCGCGGCGTAGCGGTCGCGGATTCGCTTCCATGCTCTGCCGTACTTTTTGTTTGTATCGGGACTGCGTGTGTATTTGTTGTACTGCTGTGCGGCAAGCCGCTGATGCTCCTCGCAGTACTGTCCGTCCGTGAGGTTGGGGCAGCCGGGGTAGGAGCAGGGGCGTTTTGGCTTCCTTGGCATTGCGCACCTCCTTCGGACATACAAAAAGCCCCGCGGGACTGCTCCCGTGAGGCTCGTTTCATTCTACTTCGCTATTGTAATGATATCACAGGACGGGTGTGCCATACTGTGCCAAACCGTGCCAACTTTCAATCCGGGACGATAAAATTCTGCAAAGCCGCCCCGTGTATGCGGTGTACCGTGCGAAGCGACACGTTCAGCATCCGTGATATCTCCTCCCAAGAGCAGTTGTCCAGGTAGCGGTAACGGAGTACCAGCTGCTCCTCACGGCTGGTGAGCTTGTCGATTGCCGTGTTGATGGTTTCCTTGAGACACACCAGATACGCTACCTTTTCCGCCACATCCCTTTGGATTGCATCGATTTTCTCAAGGCATCGGACGAAAGGCGCCTCTGTCGGACGGTTTGGATTGTAATGGGGTTCAAAATTGCTGCCTGAGACGCTGCTCGATAAATCCCTCCAGTAGTCAATCTCACGCAGGCGGCAGTTGATGAGTGCGTCCAGGTGCCGCGCCTGATTCAGATATTCTTTGGCTGTCATGCGTCCGCCTCCTTCTGCAGGGAGCGGATCAGCATCCCGCCGTCTACACTCGTAAGTACTGAAAACCAATTCGAACGAAAAAAGCTCTCTATTTCGCCTTTATCCGCCAGCGCGGATTTGTTTCTCGGATTTGCTTTGAGACATTTCAAAGCCATCCGGTAATCCTTGACCGCCTGGAGAATGATGGCATTCGCCAGGTTCTCGTAAATCGTGATATCGCTCATATTCGTACCTCCGAAATTTTGATTCTCGGATTGGCACGGATTTTCATAGATTGTCTCAGATTTTCAAGTCCGCTTTTACGGCGTCAATTAGAGCCGTCTGGGTATGCTCCTTCTGGGAGAGAGTTTTCACAATCCGCTCGTCAATCGTGCCTTTGGCAACGATGTGCTGTACCACCACGGTTTTTGCGGTCTGTCCCTGCCGCCAGAGTCGGGCATTGGTCTGCTGGTAAAGTTCCAGGCTCCACGTCAGGCCAAACCACACGATGGCCGAACCGCCGCTCTGGAGATTCAGCCCATGACCGGCGGAGGCAGGGTGAATCAGTGCCACCGGGAACTCGCCATTGTTCCATCTGCGGATACTGGCGGCATCATCCAGCCGGGAGAACGGGATATGCAGCTTTTGCAGTCTTTCCGAAATGCGGGTCAGGTCATGCTTGAACCAGTAAGCCACCAGAAGCGGCTTGCCGTTTGCGGCTTCGATGATGTCCTCCAGCGCGTCCAGCTTGCGGTCGTGGATTTGAATGGTCTCGCCGCTGTCATCATAGATTGCACCGTTCGCCATCTGGGAGAGCTTGCCGGAGAGGGAGGCGGCATTGGCAGCGGTGATCTCCGCATCACCCAGCGACAGCACCAGTTCCTGTTTCAAGTCCGTGTATTTTTTTCGCTCATCCTCGGAAAGCTGGACCGTGTATTCGCTGCTGACCAGTTCCGGCATCTGCAGGTGGTCAGCAGACTTCATGGAAATGGTGATGTCCGAAATCTGCCGGTAGATGGCATCTTCCGCATACGGCAGGGGCTTGTAGGAGTAGATGATTTGGCCGTTTCGTTTATCTGGCGTGAAATAATCGGTGCGGTACTTTGTGATAAACCTGCCCAATCGCTGTCCCATGTCCAGGATGCGGAACTCCGCCCACAGATCCATCAGACCATTGGATGCGGGAGTGCCGGTCAGCCCTACGATGCGGCTCACCTTGGGTCTGACCTTTAACAGCGACTTAAACCGCTTTGTCTGGTGATTCTTGAAGGAAGACAGCTCATCAATCACCACCATATCGAAGTCAAAGGGAATGCCGCTCTCATCCATGAGCCATTGGACGTTTTCCCGGTTGATGATGTAGATGTCGGCGCGTCTCATCAATGCCACCCGGCGCTGGGCTTCTGTTCCGACAGCCACGGAGCATATGAGGTTCTGGAGATGATCCCACTTATCTGCTTCAGCCGTCCATGTGTCTCGTGCTACACGCAGAGGTGCGATGACCAGCACTTTATGGACTTCGAAGCTGTCAAACAGCAGATCACCTACGGCTGTCAGTGTGATGCTGGTTTTCCCAAGACCGCAATCCAGGAAGATAGCGGAGGCGGGGTGTGTCTCGATGTACTCCACTGCATATTTTTGATATTCATGGGGTTCGTATTTCATCCAGTATCCCTCCGATCTGCTCCGCATCGTCCAGCACATACACTCGAAAGCCCAGCCGCCGCAAAAGCCTGTGGCAGGAAAGCTGCAGCGGTCTTGGTTTCTCACCCGGAGCCTTGACTTCCACAAAGCCCATCCGTCCATTCGGCAGCAACACCATACGGTCCGGCATACCGTCAAAACCGGGAGAGATGAGCTTGGGGCAGATGCCGCCTGCCTGTTTGACAGCCAGAATCAGCTTCTTTTCAATCTCTTTTTCTCTCATGGGCGTATCCTTTCTATGGGGTCGGCCAACTCAAAAGCGGCGTAGGCGGCAGAGACAAAATTGTCGAGGGGTTTGCCCTTGTAACTCCAGGCGGTCTTGCCATCTACACATACGCTGTAGCGATTGCTGCCCTTGTTGTTGATAAACACCTTTCTGCCCTGATAAGTCAGCTGATAGTTTCCATACCAGTTCTTACTCCACCGACGGCGTGGAAAGCTGCGCTTCCGTTTGGCTCGGTTTTTCATCAGCCGCTCACGCTCTCTGGCGGCGAGGATATCGCCCTCCATAATTCCGGCGCAGATACAGCCGACTGCAACAGGTTCAAAATACTCATCATGGCTCATCACATGAACAAATCGTACTTGCGCACAATCGCAGAGTTCACAGGTGAACAGTTCAATATGGTCTGCATCCTCCTCTTCATCGGCCACATCGTAAATGTAGTCACAATACCAGCCGGAGAGAGGCGCTCCCCATTCCTGAAGCCGCTTCTGACACCTGCGGACATATGCACTGTCTATTTCATACATTGACATTTTGATTTACCTCCGTGTTCTTAAAAACCTGAAAATCCTTACGCGCGTGCATATGCGTGATTTACAGGTTCTGTATAGTCTTTTTGATACATTTCCAATTTATATGCTTTTTCAGGAACACAGGAACAGAGCCTGTAAAGCAGCCTTGCGGCGGCACATTCGGTGTGTTCCTGACGGCGTTCCCAGAGTCTCCCCTGGGAACACTGCCGGAAGTCGGGAACTGTTCCTGATTCGCACCGTTCCCGAAAAATCAGTCAGGAACATCGCCGGGAACAAAAACGAACTGCGCTCCGTATGGCTTGATGCGCTCCTTTTTCTCCTTGCGCACCCAGCCGAGTTTGGTCAGCATGGCTGTGAGGTTGTTGGATTCGGCGCGGCCAAGGCTGCCCTGATCCTTCCCGAAAAGCTCACACCAGATTTCCATGTTGCAGACCCGCGTTCTGGCGACCGTACCCACACGTCCAATATTATTCACTCCGGCGAGGAAGGACCGGCGGTCAAAAATATCCATGCTCTCCCAATCCTCTGGCAGAAGAGTTTCAAGATACTCGCGCACTAAGCCTTCCCGTTCATCGGATTCCAGAGCCTCCCGCTGTTCTTCCTTGGCGAGTGTCTCCATTTCGGGAGCGAGATGCAGCTTTTCGCCGTCCTTTACAAGCACCAGCACCTCCGCCCAGATCTGGCGGATATCCTCATCGGTGAGTTCCCAGGAGTGCTTTGCGCCGCCGCCCGGCGTTTTGACAGGCCAGAACCGGCGGTTGCCAGTGGTGTCCCGCAGATATCCGGATTCAGCGTTGGTAGTGCCGAAGAAAATGCACTGCCTCGGATGCGGCGTCGCCCGTCTGCCGAATGCGGCGCGGTAGATATCGTTCTGCCGGGAAAGGAAGGAACGCAGCGTCTCCACCTCGGCTTTGCGAAGTCCCGCCAGCTCACCGATCTCCAGAATCCAATAGCCCTGTAATTTTTCAGCGGCGGTCTTGTCCTTGGTATCGCTCAGATTCAAGCTGTCTGAGAACCACTCGCCGGCAAGGCGGGAGATGAGGGTAGATTTGCCAATGCCCTGAGGACCGTTCAAGACCAGCATGGTATCGAACTTCACACCCGGCTCCTGCACACGGCACACGGCGGCACACAGAGTCTTGCGCGTTACGGCGCGGACATAGGTGTTGTCTTGTGCGCCCAGATAGTCGATAAGAAGCGTATCCACACGGGAAATGCCGTCCCACTCCGGTAAAGCCGCCAGATACTCCCGAATGGGATGATAGGAGCGGTCGTCCGCCACCTTGGTTACGGCAATTTGGTAGTTGCGCTGTGAAAATGTACCGTAATGAGAATCCACATAGCTGATCAGCTGGGCATCGTCGGCATCCCGCCAATATTTAGACGGATGCTGCCATGGGACAGGGCCTTTAATCTCCATGCCGTCCAACTGTTGGTTGAATACGATATTCTGGAGCTGCGGGTCGTTCTGGAGGATCAGCGTGATGTTGTGGAGATTGTTCTTCAGCACCGTGGAGCGAGGTTCGTACTGAAAACGCTTCTGCCAGTCGGTATCCTCGCTGCCGGAGAAATCCGTCTCGGCATCCGCCATTTTTTCGCTTGCCGCCAGCAGCTTCACTTCATCCTGCTGCATGGCGAAGTTGCACATTGCCTTGTAAGCCGCCTTTTCCTCTAAATCGCCGAATTTATGAATGCGGACGATATCAAATGCGTTACACAGCTTGAGGTATGCAGGGTCCTTGGCATGGTGGCTGTAGACGAACTTTTCCTCCTTGATCTCCACACCGGCCATACTGCTGGATTCAATCAAATGCCAGCGGTTCTCGTTATCGGTCGGCTCATATACATCGGATAGGAATACCTCCAGTGCCTTTGCGATGGGATAATAGGCGCGGTTGAACAGCCCTACAACACCTTCCTTTGTCAGAGGATCCTGCACCTTCTGCCGGGTGATGGCATTCGCCTTGCTTTCTCTGGAAGAGGTGGGCAGTCTTGTGGGGTCAATCCATTCCGGATGCTTTGCGAGGATCGCATCGGGGTCAAGCCAGCCGCTGTTCGTCTCTTTATACACAAAGGAGCCGTTAGCCGGCGTGGAAGGCCAGTACATCAGCTGATTGGGCTGGTAGGAGCATTCGTCAAAATAGTCGATGCCCAGCATCTGAGCGAGGTAGCGGGATACCGCCACAAACTCTTCCGGTGTCACATCCCTGGTCAGCGGGAACACCAGCCGGACACGGGGATTTTCCTCCGTGCTGCTGTGGGTGGTGTACAGTGCGGATGTATAAGGGCAGATTGTTTCGTAATCATTAAGGAAAGCTTTATCAATGCGGTCGCCGTCAAGCGCCGCCATCGAGCGGCTCTCCACGGTATCGACCTTTCGTCTGCCGCCCTTCAGCACGCCAGCCACAAAGCCGCCGTGGTCTTTGGCGGTGTCACGCTGGGCGCGGCTCATCTTCGCATATTCCTCAGCGGACTCGGTGGTGCGGATGGTCACTTTGAGCCGTTCCTTCAAATCGTCAAACCTTATGGTCTTGTTTACCCATCTCTTTGCCTGCCGGTTGTTGCCGTAGGCGATGTTTAATTCACGCATAATCGGTTACCTCCTTGCAGTTTTCTGTAAAATAGCGCAAGCGGTAATCTTTCCACTTGGCACGCTTGATTTCAGCCTCCATACCGGCTGAGATGGTGCTGCCAAATACCCACACCTCGGCGCATTTGCTCATGATGGCGGTGCCGAAGAATAGCCCAAGCTGGCGTTCCGTGGGATTGTTGTCATCAAGAAATTGCGGAAACAACAGGTGTGGCGCGACGGGTATGCAGCCATTGTCCACGGCAAAACGGCTGTAGCGCTGCGCCGCCGCAATATTCTCGTCCACAGCCCCAGAAAACGGAGAGCATATGTAGACAATCGGCCGAAAAGCCCGCAGTGCGCGTTCCTCCTTTTCAATCAGAGACAGGGCTTCATAGGTGGTCGGGTCGTAATAGCCCTCGCTGTTAAACTTGTTTATACTCATTTAGAAACTCCTTTCACGACGGGCTTCTTGTTCATCTCTAATACCCACTGGAAAAAGGGAAGCCCATCGTACAAAACATCTCAATCTTTTTTATAGAAATCCGTTTCGTATCCATCAGCGCGGAGCAGCAGCCCCTTTGCCCACGGCGGCGTTCGGCTCATTTGTTCGCAGATGGCTTGCAAAGAAACACTCGTATCAGCTTCGATGACCAGTTCGTCATGGATGTGCATGACAATATCACAGCGGCGAAGGGCCTGCATGGCGTAGCAGAGGATATCGCGGGAGGTCGCTTGGACGATGTTTTCCACGAGCTTTGGCCCGTAGGAATCCAGCCGTTCCCATTTCTTTGTGCCGCCGATGCCTTCATAGGTAATACAGTCGCCGCCGAACTTGTTTTCACCGATGCGAGGTTTCACATAGGCAAGGCTCCTGCCAGACGGCAGGGTGACAAACAGCATTCCATTTCTGGCGGAGAATACGATGCCGTGTGTTTTCGTGGTGGTTTTACGGATAACGGCGTCCATCACAGCACGGTCAACCGCCCACCAGAATTTCACAATGTGGGGATTGGATTGCCGCCATGCGGAAACCAGAGCGGGAAGCTCATCCTCCTGAAGGCCCATCTCCAAAGCGCCCATAGCCTTGAGCGCACCGACGCTGCCACCGTAGCCCAGCGCCAGCTCTGCGATTTTGCCCTTTTGCCGCAGGTGACCGTTGATGCCGTGCTTCTCAACAGGCACCTTAAACATCTGAGACGCCGAAGCGCAGTAGATGTCGCCGCCTTTGGCGAAAACGTCCTGCCGCCACTGCTCGCCGGCAAGCCACGCAATGACTCTGGCTTCAATCGCGGAGAAGTCCGCCACAATGAATTTTCGATTTTCCTGCGGTACGAATGCCGTGCGTATCAGCTGGGAAAGGGTATCCGGCACATCCTCGTAGAGCATTTTTAGCGCATCGAATTCGCCGCATCGCACAAGAGCGCGGGCTTCCGCCAAATCTTCCAGATGGTTCTGCGGCAGGTTTTGCATTTGAATAAGCCTGCCCGCCCAGCGGCCGGTTCGGTTGGCTCCGTAAAACTGGAACATTCCGCGAGCACGACCGTCGGCGCAGACGGCGTTTTCCATCGCCTGATACTTTTTCACGGAGGATTTCGCAAGCTGCTGACGGAGAGCAAGTACCTCGGCAAGCTCTGGCGGCGCAGTTTTCAAAAGCTCCGCCACAGCCTTTTTGCCGAGCGTGTCCGTTTCCATGCCGTTTTCCGCAAGCCACTGCTTCATCTGCTGTACCGAGTTTGGATTATCCAGCTCAGTCAGCTTTTTCATGGCCGCAGTCAATTCGGAGCGGGAATGCCCGTCCATTTGAATGGCCTGCCGCACCAGTTCTATATCCAAGCAGACGCCGCGGTCGTTGATTTTTTGGTCGAGATGATATTCCTCCCAAGTGCTGTCCGGTACCGGATACTTTGCGAGCCTCGCCTGAATGGACATTTCCGTTTCCACGTCGCGGGCGTTATATTTTTTGAACGCCGACCACTTTTCCGGCGCGTGAGCCGGCAGGTTGCGGGTGCGTTCTCCATTGGCTTTTGTCGGAGCGCAGGGCTGGCAGAAATACTTGATGAGTTCTTTGCCCTCGGTGAGCTTTTGCTTTTCCAGCCCCAGCACCGCGCCGACGCCCTCCAGTGAAAGCGGCAAGCCCATCGTCGCCGCCCATACCATCGAGCAGTGCCACGAAGCAGGGGCAATATACTCGCCGGTCGGCAAACCGATATACCGCGACAGGCACACTCTTTCAAAGCCGGCGTTGAACGCCCATTTTGTCACGCTTTCATCTGTAAGTGCGTTGAGGATATCCGTAGGGATTTTCTCACCGCAGGCAAGGTCGATGACCTGCACCGCACTACCGTCCACGCTATAGCCGAACAGCAGAATTTCAAAATCCGGTGCTTCGACATAGCGGTAAACACCTGATTTGGCAAGGTTTACACTGGAATATGTTTCAATATCGATACTGAGTGATTTCATAAGCAACCGTCCTTAATAGAAACAAGGCGGCAAAGCAAGCTCTGCCGCTTTGTCCCTGCTGTTTTACTTAAAGTCCGCCATGCGCTTTTCGTGGTATTCAAGGTCGCGGGCTGCCTGCGCCTTCTCTCGTTTTTCGCGCTTGCGGTCATATATTGCGCTCTGAATCACAGAGACAAGAAACCCGACACTGATGCAGAGCCAGATGGCGATAAGGGCGGTAACTAAAACGGTCTGTAAGGTTGTCATGTATTTTCACCTTTCCTTTCTCAGTTCAAAAAATCGTCGTCATCATCGGTGGCAAAGTCGGACTCCGCGCTTGCCTTGCCGCCGAGAGGCTCCCCGTCGCGGATTTTCTGCAGGTTATTGAGCCCACAGGCGATGCCTTTATTGCCATTGGAATTGAAAGCATAGAAACTGATGCTTGCCCTGCCGTACACGCCGGAGTAAACCTCCGAACGGGTCAGAATCGGATTGCGGTCGGCGTCCACAATGCCGGGAGCAGTGGTCGCGTTGGCGTTGATGAAGTAGGCATTGGCGTAGGCTTCATCATCGGGGCGTTCGGTGTCGCCGTCGCGCAGCGGGGTTTTGAGTGCCGCCAGCGGAGGCACAGATTTACCGTTGCCCTTGAGCTTTGCTTCGCCCTCGTGGTATGCCGCCTCAATAGCCGCCTTGATTTTGGCAAGCGTCTTGGTGTCGGACTTGGGAATAATCAGGCTGACGCTGTATTTCGGCGTACCGCCGTTGATAGACTTGGGCTCCCAGACGTTGGCGTAAGACCAGCGGGTATCGGGGCCGGTGATGACCTTCATCGGGTTGTTGACTTTCGTAGTGCTGTTATTCATAATCGTTTTCCTCCATAAAATCATTTTTTGCGGTGTTGATTGCCGGACGTTTATCGCTCTCCGGCACGAGCGTCGGCTTGCCTTGCGGCTTTTCAATGTAGGGTGCAAGAAGTTCCTCAAAGCGGGATTTGCCGAGCAGTTTCTGCATGGCGGTGACGCCCAGCACTTTGTGCTCATAGGGGTCAATGCCTATGCTTTCAACAGCACTGGCAACAGCTGTTTCGTTTGTGTACCTGCGATTAGAGCGACCTTCAACCAGCTTCCAGCCGGTCCACTTCTTACCGCTGAGCGCTTGCCGGAGCGCATATTCCTTCACATCAGCCGCCCAGGCGGTCAGGGCGTCAAGCCTGCCGAGTATATCTGCAATTTCATCATCATCAAGGAGAGCGGGAGACTGAAACTCATACTGGGCGAGCTCCAGATTGACAGCGGCGCGTTCTCTGCACTCGGCTTTCGCCTTACAGAACCGGCACCATTCGCCGCAGTGAAACTTTCCCTGACCGCCATAGGCCAGCTGAGCCTTTTCGGTTAGTTCCGTATCCGCCCACCCAAGCAGGTCGGATTTTTGCATTTCATATACGCTGATGTTTGATTTACGCGGCTGGTAAATTGTCATGCGAATGGTATTGATGTCGTAGATGCCGTCGAAAATCTCCAGAGCGCCAAGGGCGTAGAGCATCATCTGCGGATTATCCACGGCGCTGACCTCAACACCCTTACCGTGCTTGTAGTCCACAATTTTGAGGACTCCGTCAGCAATAATGATGCAGTCGGCAGTGCCAAAGCCGCCCTCCACCCAGCGGGAGAAATCCACTCGCTGTTCGATGAGAACAATCGGGTCGGCGCAGGTCTGCTTTGCCGCTTCCACCTGTTCGAGCACATAGGCCGCATAGCCAGTGGCACATTCTTCCATTTCAGAGTTGTACCAGCTCAGATTTTTGGTCGGATCGGTCGCTTCCATGCCCAGTGCCTTCCGGAGCTTGTATTCGCACAGCGCGTGAGCGTCGGTGCCTTCGGCGGCGTAGTCACTGCCCTTGTCCTCGTAGGCTTCGCAGAGTCTGGCGGACGGCGGGCAGTGGAGCCAACGGTTAGCACTGGATGCGGAGAGAATGGCGTGTTTACCCATTTCCCAAGCCCTCCACCTCTTTGAGCAGGTCGGCGTAATGCGAAGGTTCAATCTCCGACAGTTTCGCCGCACCGTGTTTTTGGAGCAGAGAGCGAATCTGAGCGGTGAAGCCTGCACGGGATTTGTCCGCAAGCACAGCCCGCACCTGTTCCAGTGTCAGCATTGGCTCGGCAGGCGCGGATTCAGGTTCCGGCTCATTGCCGCTGAACTGCTCCGCCAGCCAGTTGGCAGCTTGGTTAATCGCAGTAGCGGCGTTGCGCAGTTCTTCGATGGTCGCAGCCATTTCGCTCATTTTGCTCATCTGATTTTCCTCCTTCCTTAGATTTGCTTTGGGCAGCGAGGATAGAAAGATTTCTCGCCAGCCGCTTGGACACGACGCTGATTGCAAGTAAGGTGTCAATCAATTCCTCGTCGGTGTCGTTGATTTGTCTCTTGTCGTTCATAAGGCTTCCTCCAATCTGAGGACTTTTCGTTTTTTCCTGTCCTCACTACCCACTGGAAAAAAGGAAGCCCATCGTACAAAAAATCAGAAAAATAAGTTTGCCCTCCACCAGAAAGCTCTGGCAGAGGGCAAAACGGAGTGATTACTTGAGTCCTAAGATGCGTTTACGCAGTCGTTCGAGGACCTGCTTTTCACGGTAGACCGCTTTGGACTTATACCAGTCGCCGCCGAACTCTCGTTGGAGAGTATCCGCGATTTCAGTTTTTGAGCAGCCTTCCATAAGGATCTCGCAAATACGTTTGCCTTCGGGGTCACGCTCCGCCAACTCATCGAGAAGCTGTTCAAGCAAAAGCCTGTCCACAAGGACATCAGCAAAGTCTGCGGTCGGGTCCTCGATGGTCTCGACGAGACTGAACGCATCGCCATTGGCGTTTTCTATCGGTGCGTCAAGCGATATCGTATTACCGGCGGCACGATATTCGCACATGGCACAGTCGCCGTCACACAGCCAGAGCTTGTCCTTGGGGCAGAAACACTGACCGGCTTTCTGTGCCGCCTTTTGTGTGCGCCAAATGGGGCGATAATACGCGAGATAGACTTCTTCGGTTACGGGCACCCATGTTTTGGTGCTGCGGATGTAGATTTTGCGCTGATTGTCTTGAGTTTGCATAAAAATTCCTCCGTTTTCGTTGTCTCGAAACGGAGGTCATCGGAGGTATGCAAAAGAGGAAAGCATACAAACCTAACGGTGTCTCCGTTTCGGCTTGCATCCTTCCCTCCGATGGTCAGGCTGCAAATTGTTCTTTTTGATTACACGGGTGTATAATCAGTGGCTATTGCGAGCGGGAATTAGCAAAATAATTATTTGCTTTCGCAGATATTATATTTACTTTTCGTTGGAAGTGTGATATAATATATAGAAAATTCCGTTTTAATGTCGTTTCCTGCCCGATGTCATAAGTATATCGCCGGCAACCGTAAAAGTCGTTCCAGCGCAGTTCCCGTAAAGTTACCATGAAGTTTCCATTCTGGAGGTGTTTTTCTTGAGCGAGCTTGTTTTTGCTACAGTGCTTATCGAAATAAAGAATGCTTTTCGGGACACTGTTGCCGATCCGGATTTGATTGAGCTGCTGTACGATGCTGTTGCGCTTCCTGTAGGACTGGAAAATAGCAATGGATGCGCTATAACTGTCAGCAAAGGAACGGCCAGTAAAATCATGAACCGAGAAAAAGGCGGAAATCCTCTCCGTGCAATTCGAAGCGCTTCCACAGATCAAAGAGTTGCGAATACAATCGTTGGGTATTTTAAGAAATCGATCGTATCCCGCTTCCTTGAGGGGATGGAGGATGAAGTCATATTTCATCTAAGAGGCGTCATAAAAGCGGACAAACAAATTTCTGACAGCAGGAAATCTGAATTGATGAAATGGGGGCAAAAAAATACACTTGCCGAGTTCTTGGCAAATGTATTTCTATATTCACTGACACGAGATAACGTCTTGTCGCAGGATGCGATAACAGAAAATTCTCAGGAACTGGAAGAGTATAAGAAGCATCCGTTGGAGCCTATCGAAATACCAGATGACGTGATAATGGAAGAACGAAAATATGCGATGGCCTTGGCTGATGTTTATGGTGAATTGGAGCATATTGAAAATTTCGACCTTTCTTTACTGCCTCAATACCTCGAGTATCAGAAGCACTTCAGCGAACAACGCGGGTACTATTTTGCAGCTGAAGCTGTTAGACGGGGAACGCGTGATATCTATCGAAAAAATGACCCTGACCAGTTTGAAATACTGAAGGACGAAACATATGAGGGCGTGAAGGAAGTCTGGGAAGATGATTACAAAGATGGCATGACACGTCTCCGCAAAGTTATGGCGCAGGCATCGCTGACACGGGTTGATAGATGTTGGTTAAGCCGGGATACAGATTGGATAGGCAATCCGCAGAAGAAAGGGGTTTGCCATTTTCTCGTGAAGGAAGATAGATTGAAGGGCTGGGTGAGAAAAAATGCCGAACAAGCTGTTTAACACAACGTTTGAAAATGCCCTTCGTCTTCTAATCCTTTTGGATGTCTATGAATATCCGCAGACGTTGGATATGCTTTATGCAATTGATTTTATGACTACATATGGAAAGACGTTTAATATAACGGAAGCTAACCTAAATGGCGACAACCAGTATAAATTCAGTGAGTTTGCTTCCAGACGCGAAGCTGTAAAAACTGCCCTGAAAGCCTTGGTCTTATATGGATTGGTACAGGCGTTGAATCTCAATGACGGAATAGCTTATATCATTTCATCAGATGGCGAAGATTATTGCAATTCACTGGAAAGCGAGTATGCGGCAGAATATCGCCGGAATGCGCAGCTTGTCATTAAAAGTGTCACTGGTAAAACTGAACGAGAACTGATTTCCAACATAAATAAAATGTCAGCAAAGTCATTGATGGAGGAGGATCCGCGAGAATGAGAAGATTTATCATCAAACAGATAGCTGCTTCTGGCGCTAACGTAGAGTATTCCTCTGTTCAGTTTAATGACGGTGTTAACATCATTCACGGGCCCTCTAATACAGGTAAGTCTCACGTCATGAATTGTATAAACTTTATGTTTGGAGGGAAGATTCCGTTTACCTTTTCCGATACCGGATATGACACGATATCTATGACATTAGAAACAGATGATGGCTATAGTCTTTCTGCCCAGAGAAAAATTGTTGATGGCAAAAACGGCGAAACCGGGGATGGAACAGTAACGATCGCAACAGATGTGCCCGAAATCGAAAGCCGTGAGTATAAGCTATCCGCAAAGGACTATAGTGATTTGCTGCTTAAATTGATGGGTATGAAGAAAAGGCCCAAAATTATCGTGAAGCAAAACCTTGACGATGGCGACCTGACTTTCCGAACAATGGTACATTTCTTCTATATCGATGAAAATCATATTTTTAGAGAAGGTACAGCATTTGATATGCCGGGATATTCGAAAATTACAGCAAGTCTTACATCCTTGTTGTATATGATGACCGGCGATGATCTTCACAGATTGGTGCCTGAGGTGAGTCAAGAAGAGCGCGACAGGAAAGCAACGCAGAAGACCGGCGTTATCATCTACCTGAACAAAAAAATCAAAGAACTGACTGACAGAAAAGGCGCCATTGAAGAATCGATTGCTCAAGAGGCAGACGTCGATATTTCAGCAAAGATCGAATCTATCCTCGACGAAATTGAACGCGTTGAAAAAGAAATTGTAGATGCCTCGGAAGAAAGCAGGTGGCTGCTTGAACAAATATATACAGCCAGCGCAAAACTTGAAGAGGCGCGATTTCTACGTGGCCGTTATCACACCTTGCGGTCGCAGTACAACTCTGATTTGAAACGCTTAAGATTCATTGCTGATGGTGACAGAAAAGCCAGTAATATTACGCGTTCGGTTAAATGTCCATTCTGCGATGGAACCATCAAGAAAACTGATAAGCAAAGGGAATCATATATCGATGCTTCCAATGCGGAACTTGCTCGAATAACCTTACAGCTGCGGGATTTAGATGTAACCGAAAAGGATACTGAGGCAGACATAGCCGCTTTGGAAGCACAGCTAAAAAGGTTGAACGCAAGAAATGATACGATCACGAACCTCATTAATAGGAAATTACGTCCCAGAGCAGCTGAACTACGTGAAACCGTAGATGCGTATAAGAGAGTCCTCTTAACGAGAGAGGAGTTGATCGCTATTGAGCGGATGTCCAACGAACTCAGCGCCGATGTTTTTAATAAAGAGAATGAAGAAGATGACAGCGACCTGAAGTTTGACGCAAAAAAGCAATTCGATAAAACGGCTTGGAAACTATTAAGTGACAGCTTTGGTGAAATGGTTAAGGATTGCGCTTATCCGAACAGGCCAGAGGCGTACATCTCTATTGATACAGCAGATGCGGTTGTTGGCGGGAAGCATAAGCGAAATGAGGGTAAAGGTTACCGGGCATTTTTGAACACAATAATGCTTTTTAACCTTATGAGATATCTGGAGGAGCATGGCACCTATGCACTTCACCTTCTGGTTTTAGATTCACCGATTCTTTCTTTAAAAGAGAAAAAAATACAAATGGCCGAAAACGAAAAAGCTACACCCGGAATGAAAGAATCCTTGTTTAAGTACATGATAGAAAATTGTGGTGCTAATCAGGTAATCATTGCCGAAAACGAGATTCCGGAGCATGTCGATTACAGTAAGGCGACCCTTATTGAATTTACAATGGATGATCACAATGGGCGCTATGGATTTTTGAGAACTAAGCCCAATTAACCGGATTAAAAGGAGCAAAGTTAGATGCCTAAAGCAATAAGCTATGATAAACTCTGGAAGCTACTAATCGACAAAAAAATGAACCGTACCGATCTGAAAGAAAGAAGCGGCATCAGCACAGCTTCTCTTGCAAAACTTGGGAAAAACGAGAATCTCACCACAGCCGTTCTATTGAAAATTTGCACGGCGCTTAATTGTGACATTAGCGATATCATGGAAGTCGTGCCGGATGACAGCGCCGAGGCGGCAAATTCTCAAAAATAGAACGGGGGTTGCGGCATGGAAGTCTTCAATAATACAACAAACGTGGTCAGAGATGACCTTGTAAAAACAATTACCAAGGGCAGCCGTGTTTCTATTGCCGCCGCCTGCTTTTCTATTTATGCCTATCAGGAATTAAAGACGCAGCTCAAGGATATCGAATCGCTGCGCTTTATCTTTACTTCACCGACATTCATCGCTGAAAAGACGCCAACGGAAAAGCGTGAATTTTATATTCCGCGTCTTCATCGCGAAAAGAGCATCTATGGTACGGAATTTGAAATTAAACTCCGAAATGAGCTGACGCAAAAAGCAATCGCAAGAGAATGTGCGGCATGGATTCAGAAAAAAGCCACCTTCAAATCAAACATTACCCGAGATGGAATGAACAACTTTATCAACGTGGAATCCGCCGCCGATCGATACACATATATGCCGGTCAACAATTTTACCACCGTTGACTTGGGCTGCGAACGCGGCAATAATATCAGCAATATAGTCAGCCGCATGGAGTTTCCGGCAAGCTCCGCATTTATTGAACTTTTCGACGCTGTGTGGAAAGATGAAGCTCGGCTTCAGGAGGTCACGCAGTTTGTTGTTGACAGCATATCCGCCGTCTATCAGGAAAACGCGCCGGAGCTTATTTACTTTATGACGTTGTACAATATTTTCAATGAGTTTCTTGAGGACATCACTGAGGACGTTCTGCCGAATGAAGCGACCGGCTTTAAGGAGAGCCTTATCTGGAATAAGCTCTATAACTTTCAGAAGGACGCCGCCCTTGCCATCATCAATAAGCTGGAGCAGTACAACGGCTGTATTCTTGCCGACAGTGTCGGTCTTGGCAAAACCTTTACCGCACTGGCAGTGATTAAGTATTATGAGGGCCGCAACAAAAGCGTCCTTGTCCTCTGCCCGAAAAAGCTGAAGGATAACTGGATGACTTATCGCGGCAATCTAATCAACAATCCTTTGGCGAAGGATCGTCTGCGGTATGATATTTTGTATCATACCGACCTCTCCCGCGATCGCGGCGACACCGTCATGGGACTGCCAATTGACCGTATCAACTGGGGGAACTACGACCTGGTGGTTATCGATGAAAGTCATAACTTCCGTAATGGCGGCGCCGCCACGGGCGAAGACAACGAAAAAGAAAACCGCTACACAAGGCTGATGAACCGCGTAATCCGCACCGGTGTCAAGACAAAGGTGTTGATGCTCTCCGCGACGCCGGTCAATAATCGCTTTTATGACCTGCGCAATCAGCTTGCGCTGGCATATGAAGGTCACAGCGATGTGATCAACGACAAGCTGAACACGAAAACCGATATCGACTCCGTCTTCCGTCAGGCACAAAAGGTCTATAACACATGGACAAAGCTGGAGCCGGAAGAGCGCACGACCGACGCACTCTTAAAGCGGCTCGATTTTGACTTTTTCGAGGTGCTGGACAGTGTGACGATTGCCCGCTCCCGCAAACATATTCAGCGTTATTATGACACAACGGAAATAGGCAGCTTCCCGAAGCGGAACAAACCGATTTCACTTTATCCAAAGCTGACAGACAAGCCGAATGCCATCAATTATCAGGAAATTTATGCGCAGTTGATGGAGCTGAATCTCTCCATTTACACGCCGTCAAAATATATCCTTGCAAGCAAAATAAGCAAGTACATAGACCCGGACTCCAAACACGCCCAGACCATTTCCCAGAGCGGACGTGAGCGCGGTATTCAGCGTCTGATGAACATAAACCTGCTTAAGCGAATGGAAAGCTCCGTCCATTCCTTCAAGCTCACCGTCACCCGCATTTATAATGCCTATTATGATACGGTGCAGCAGATTGACGCATTCCAGCCGGGTGCATCTATATCCGTGCAAAATGTCGCGGGGGCTGATGATTTTGATTTGGACGACCAAAACACCGAACTGTTCAGCGTGGGCAAAAAATTCAAAATCGACCTGCGCGACATGGATTATGTTTCATGGCGGCGTGATTTGCAGTCCGATCTTGAGGTGCTGCAACTGTTGATTTTGATGATTGAGGATATCACGCCGCAGTACGACTATAAGCTGAACCAGCTTATTCGCGTCGTCTGTGACAAAATCGAGCATCCCATCAACGAGGGCAACAAGAAGGTGCTGATTTTTACCGCGTTTGCGGATACGGCGGAGTATTTGTATGAACATCTTTCCAAGGTGATCAAGGACAAGTATGGATTGAACACGGCGCTTGTCACGGGCGGTGTGGACGGCAGAACGACCATCCCGCACTTCCCGTGCGACATCAATTCCGTTTTGACCTGTTTTTCTCCGATCGCAAAAGAAAAATCGCTGACTATGCCAAATGACCACAACGTTATCGACATACTCATTGCGACCGACTGCGTTTCCGAAGGGCAGAATCTGCAGGACTGCGACACCTGCATCAACTACGACATTCACTGGAATCCCGTCCGCATCATTCAGCGTTTCGGGCGTATCGACCGTATCGGCAGCCGCAACGCAGTGATCCAGCTGGTAAACTTCTGGCCGGATTTATCGCTGGACGAGTATATTAACCTCAAGGAGCGCGTCGAGGCGCGTATGCGCATTTCCGTTATGACCTCCACGGGCGACGACGACTATATCAATCAGGACGAAAGCGGCGACCTGCGTTACCGCCGCGCCCAGCTCGAAAAGCTGCAAAATGAAGTAGTGGATTTAGAGGAAATGAACTCCGGCATTTCCATCATGGATTTGGGATTAAACGAATTCCGCATGGATTTGCTGGCCTATATGAAAGAACATCCCAGCCTTGACCGCACGCCGTTCGGCATCAATGCCGTGGTGCGCGGGGAAAAACCGGGCGTGATATTCGTGCTGAAAAACATCAACCCGGGCGTCAATATTGAAAATCAGAACCGTCTGCACCCGTTTTACATGGTGTATATCGGGGACGACGGCGAAGTGATATGCAACCACCTCGACCCGAAAGCCACGCTCGACCGGATGCGCCGCCTCTGCCGCGGCAAGACAGAGCCGGACCTGTCCGCCTGTCGTGTTTTCAACCGTGAAACAAAGGACGGCAAGGATATGCGGCGAATCTCCGAACTGCTCCGGCAGGCGGTCGCGTCGATTATCGATGTAAAAAAAGAAAGCGATATCGACAGCTTTTTCGGCAGCGGACAGACGACCTTTCTCTCCGGTGATGTCCGCGGGATGGACGATTTTGAGCTGATCTGCTTTTTGGTGGTGATGAGCGAATGATACATCTGCCTTCCGCAACGACCGTCGGACGTGTGCTTCCAAAGGAGGCGTTCTATCAACACCTGACGTTAAGCGGCGACCTGAAGGAGAAATTTGTTGCCGACATCAAGCGCATCACCCTCTCAAACTCCCTGACCGCCGCTACGCTCAATCTGGAGGCAGGGGATGAAATTAACGAGATACTGGTGCTGACCGTTGAATTGAAAAAGCAGCAGTTTGACGGGCGCATCGTAGAGAACATTGCCCGGCAGAATCCGCACAAGCTGCTGTTTCTGCTGCGGTTTGAGGACAAAGCGCAGCTTGCGGTTTATTACGGGAAGCTCTACACCACGGCATGGGTGCCCGATGACGAAATCACGCTCCAAGTGAAAGGCTTTACGCTGGACGCGGTATGGCAGGGCTTTTTGGAGCAAATTGCGTTGCGGGACAGCTTAACAGAAGTTTTGCCGGGTGAAGATTTTGATACCCGTTTACAGCGGCAGGAAAGAATCCTGAAACTGCAAAAAGAAATAGAGAAGCTGGAAAAACGAACGCAGAGCGAGGTTCAGCCGAAAAAGAAATTTGAACTGTATCGGCAATTACAAGAGTTGAATAAAAAACTGGAGGATATTGAAAATGCCTGATGATATCTTTGCTTTTACTTTAACAACAAAACAGGACTGTTTTGAAAAAGGAGATTGCGTTTTTTCTACAGATGGAGACACGGTAGGCAGAGTCCTTCGTCGATTGAAAGTAGCGGTTGACCCAGAAAACATCTTTTATTCTTACGATATTGAGTCTACGCAAGACACTTATCAGCGTATTGAAAGCGGAGAGAAACAGCTTTACCGTGTATCGGAATATAGCGTAAGCCCATGTTCAACATGGTACACCCACGAATAAGGAGGAACAGATCCATGGACAAGCTGAAAATGCACAGCATCAATAAAGTGGACGAAAACGTTGAAAAAATCGCGCGGCTTTTCCCGAACTGCGTGACCGAATCGCTGGTGGACGGCAAGCTCACGCGGGTGGTGGATTTTGATATGCTCAAGCAGGAGCTTTCCGACTTTGTGGTGGAGGGGCGCGAGGAGCGCTATCAGTTCACATGGCCGGACAAGAAAAAGTCCGTCCTGCTTGCCAACGCGCCGATCAATAAGACGCTCCGCCCCTGCCGGGAGGAAAGCGTCAACTTCGACACAACCGAAAACCTTTATATTGAAGGCGACAATTTGGAAGTGCTGAAGCTCCTGCAGGAGACCTACCTTGGCAAAATCAAGATGATCTATATCGATGAAGCCGTGACCGAAATGATACAAGCCGACTGATTTCCGCAGACGGCTCTTTTGTTACATAATATCAAAAATGATGAAAACAGTAGCTCCTGACCACCGATGCGGTGTGCAGGAGCTTTTTTCATTTCCAGTTGCTGATTCAAGTCCAAGTTCTGCTGCTCAGCGGCATCTTCCAGGCGTGGTGCAAGTCTGGCAGTTTTTCTTAACTGTTGAACGATGTGTCTTTGATTTCGTTTAATTCCTTAACGAAGGGTTATTCTGTAACGATGTGCAAAGCATAAATCGTTATGCGTGTTCACAATAAGTTATCCCTTTAGAATCGCCAGTTTCCTTGACTTTCAGGGCATTCAGAGTGATAGATGTCATACTGAAAATGAAAGGAGTGAGTGAACTTGCTAACGAAAGAAGTTGAATACAGGGTGTGCAAATGGCTGCTTGCCAATCTGGAACGTGATGGCGTTATTGATTCCGGGGAGACACAGCTTGCTTTGAAGAAATTGCAGGAACATTTCGAGCCACCATTTCTTGAGGTTGATGTGGCGGACGGGGAAATTGGAGACGGGGTGAATGTAATTGAAAGATAGAGTAGTTACACGTATCAATGCTGTCCCGCGCCCGGCGACGATGAAAGAAGCGGAAAAGGCAGTACAGCGCGTGGCGGCCTACGTAAGAGTATCGACCGACCATGAAGATCAGGAATCGAGCCTCGCCGCGCAGACTGATTATTACAGAAAGAAAATACTGCAGCATGCCGGATGGGAGTTCGTGGAGGTGTTTGTAGACGACGGGATTTCCGGACTGAGCACGAACAGGCGCGAGGGCTTCAACAGAATGGTGGACGCCTGCCTGAACGGTGACATCGATCTGGTACTGACAAAGTCCATATCGAGGTTTGCACGGAACACCGTGGATACGGTCACCATCATCCGCAAGCTGAAGGAAAAAGGAATCGGCGTTTACTTTGAGAAAGAGAACATTTTCACTCTGGATTCCAAGGGTGAATTTTTACTGACCATCATGTCCTCCCTCGCCCAGGAGGAATCACGGTCGATTTCGGAGAACGTCAAATGGGGACAGAGAAAGAGGTTCGCCGATGGAAAGATGAGCCTTGCTTACGGCCGTTTCCTTGGCTACGACAAGGGCGATGAAAAATACACGATGGTGGTCAACGAGGAACAGGCTGATGAGGTCCGGAGGATATTCTTCCTCTTCCTGCAGGGCTACGCATCCCCGCAGATTGCCAGAATCATGCAGAACGAAGGCGCTGACACGCCGAACGCTGAAAACGGGAAATGGTGGAGTTCCACCGTCCGCAGCATATTATCAAATGAAAAGTACAAGGGCGACAGCAGACTTCAAAAAAGCTTTACAGTCAATTACCTGACCAAGAAGGTAAAGAAAAACGAAGGCGAACTGCCGCAGTATTATGTTAGAGAAGACCACGAGGCGATTATCTCCCCGTGGCTTTTTGATTATGTGCAGGAGCGTATGAAGGAGCGCAGCTTTGAAAACAATCAGCGGTATTCCGGCGTGACTGTGCTTTCCAGCAAGCTCATCTGCGGGAAATGTGGCGGAACATTTACACCGCGTCCGTGGCATTCAAACGATGAGTACCGGAAAATCATATGGCAGTGCCGGAACAGGTGGAGAAAGGAAGCGCGGTGCAAAACGCATAACGTGGCGGACAAGGCGCTCCATTATGTGATTCACGATACGGCGAGGGACATTGCGCTTGAGCGGAAGCTGGCAGATGTGCTGACGGATATTCTCGTCGGCATCATTCCGGCAGACAGGATTCCGGGCGTAAGGGAGTGGATTAAGAAACTGAAGAAGCGGGATATATCCCGGATGCTTTCGGATGAAGAGGATCTGGCGCTTACCATCAAGCAGATAACCGTACTGCCGGACAAGATGCTGCGGTTCTGCTTAATCGATGGGAGTACACGCGAAAAGCCAATCCCGACATATGACAGAAAAAGGAATGAGGTATTTTATGATGAATGAAGCGCAGAAAGATAAAATAGAGAGAATGCGGAAAAAAGGCGTCGGATACGGAGAAATATCGAAGGAACTCGGCCTTAACCGCGAAACTGTAAAATCATACTGCAGGCGGCACGGTTTTGCCGGAATAGCAAAGAAGGAAGCACAGGCCGGCACATACAATGATGTGAAACTATCGCATTGCAGGAACTGCGGAGCGCCGATCGAGCAGAATCCGAAGCGGAAACAGAAAATATTCTGCTGTGATAAGTGCCGCAGGAAATGGTGGAGCAAAAACCGGAACCAGATCAACCGGAAAGCAAACTACGAGTTTATCTGCGCATGCTGCGGGAAAAAGTTCACAGCCTATGGAAATCGGAACAGAAAGTACTGCTGCTTTGACTGCTATATCAGGGATCGGTTCGGAACCGAACGGGTCGAATGAAATGCCGCTTGATACCAACAAATGCCATGAAATGACTAAAAAACAGACGCAGATGTGTTATAATGGGTTACAATAGAATTAGTGTGATTTCTGAGATTGGGAGGCGGGCATGAAAGACAAACTGGATGATGGTTACATTAGTCTTGAAGATGCTGCAACATACTTGAATATAAAACCCGGCACTCTGCGAAAATGGATAAAGAAAAAGCCGGACTTGCCAGCGCACCAGATCGGTAAGCTCTGGAAGTTCAAGTGCTCGGAGCTCGATGAGTGGGTCAACAGCGGCAAGAGTGCAATAGAATAAAATGATGTAGAAAAGCGAATTATAAACCACTAAAATAATAGCGGAGAACAGTAAATAATTAATAACAGCCGTGTGGATGAATACATGAAGAAAGCTCGGCGAGGAGGTGTCGTCTATGCGCAGAATCGAGCGGCAGTTCGGAAAGGTTTCTGAAAAAACCAGGAAGAACATGCAGAAGATTCGTAGCAAAGATACCAGCATTGAAATCTTGCTTCGGAAGCGCTTATGGCACGATGGTTACCGCTATCGAAAGAACTATAGTAAACTTCCGGGTTCTCCAGACATAGCGATAACAAAACAGAAGATAGCAATTTTTTGTGACAGTGAGTTCTTTCATGGAAAAGATTGGGATAAACTGAAAGAACGGCTTTCGCACGGGAAGAATCCGGATTATTGGATCCGTCACATTGAAGAAAATATGGAACGCGACAAAAAGGTTGATCAGGAATTAGCATCTCTTGATTGGACTGTAATACGGTTCTGGGGAAAAGACATAAAAAAGGATTTAAATGGTTGTGTAAAAGTTATAGAAGAAACGATATTTGAAAAAACGATTGTATCTGCCGAGGATGTTTATTCGACGGATGAGGAAACATAGTGTAAACGTTTCAAGTTTTATTTTTTTTGAGATATAGTTACGCTTATAAGCGTATACGTAAAAAAGATGGGATATATACAAGCACAAAAAACAGATAATATGGGACGCTAGATAATACGCAAAAAAGTGTAATTTGTATATTGCCTTTCACTCTTCGCCGTGATATAATTAACACATCACAACGATGGAGGGTTCAGAAATGGCTGTTAACAATGTACAAAAGCTGTCCTACGAGGAACTGTTCAATTCGACAACGATGTTTTATATCAATAAGGGCTGCGAGAAGTCAATTAAGGATATGATCGATACGCAGACTGCGGACATTCTCGTCGGATTGAAAACGATTACCAGCAAGGAAACATTGAAACAATATATTATCGATCACAAGGACGCGTTGGATCGCCTTACATCCGTTATGGAGATTTCTGAGGAGAGGTTCAAACGCATGGTTTCTATGATACGGAAAGACCGTGGATTTGTTTTCGGCACAGAATGGGGGCTGAGTAAGATCCGTTCAGCAATGATGGAAAGCCCGGTAATGATGGAAAGTATCTTGAACCTTATATGGAATGGGAAGAACGATCCTAATATGCAGGCCTGCATCCCGGCATTCTATTTGGAAAATATGTCTATGGATGCCAATACACTCGCAAAAATAAAGGATGAAGACAGTGTTCGCCAGCTTGTGAAGCGTAGCTTGGAAGGCACATACAGCAATATGATAGGTGATGCGGTTCTTGCTGATGTAGAAAACGAACTGAAACGTGTCTGTGCTAAATATGGCTTGGAGTATCAGAAAAATGTGCGCGTGCCTAAACTCGACCGGGCCGTCAGCTTCGTCATAGAATCTCCAAATAAGCCGAAACTTATCTTTGACGTTTCGTACAGCGTAACTACTTCGAGTAGTCAGGGTAGCAAAAAGACAGCGGCAAGGAAAACAGAGGAAGTCATAAAATCAGAACGTGCTTCTGGTAATAATATCATCTATGTGAACTTTCTGGATGGGGCTGGCTGGATTGGCAGGCAGGCAGATTTGAAAGAGATCCATAGGTGTTCGGACTATGTTTTGAATTTTAAGAATATGGGGCTATTGGAAGATATTATAGATGCCCACATCGACGAATTATAACTGCGGAGGAATTAAAGATGAACGCTACTGAGAGAAAAGCAAAACTGAAAGAATTTACCGACCACCCAGAGAAAGCGTGCCGGACCGGTATTCCTATTACCTATCACGGCAGCATCATTACCTTGGACGCATACGAAATTCCTCTGGAGTATCTTGTCTATAATCCATATAACGGAAGGATCGGGAGCGTTGTCAAGTCGTATGAACGGCAGAACCACCAATTGGATCCCGAAGACCCCGGGGATAAGAAAATTATAGAGAAATTCCTGTGGGACTCCAAGCCGGATGCGAACAAGAAAACCAAAGAACGTCTTCTGAAAGAGCATCAGCAAAGGCACGGTATCGTGACCGCCGATGGTATGATTATTGATGGTAACCGCCGTGCAAGTTTGCTGAATAATATAATGGCGGACGACAGTATCCCATTCAACGAGAAGACCCACTGTCAATATTTTATTGCCATTATCCTCCCGGAAGGTGCAGACAAGAAAGAGATTCTTGCGCTGGAAACCACTTACCAGATGGGTGAGGACGCCAAGGTTGATTATAACCCGATTGAGAAGTACCTGAAATGCAAGGACCTGAAAGACGCCGGTTTTACTGACGATGATATTGCGGGGATGATGGATTGCAAAGCCGGAGAAGTACGCACGATGCTGTCTGCGCTCCAATTGATGGATGAGTATCTGGACGAATATGGATATTCGGGTATGTATACTCAGTTGGGGAAGAGTGAGGACTCCTTCCTAAAGCTCGATTCGGCGCTGAAAAAATATAAAGCCGGAGTGGCTTCAATGTGGGATTACGATCCAGAAGCTGATGTTTCTGACTTGAAATTGATTGCGTTTGATTACATACGTGCCAATTTCGAACAGACAAAGTTCCGAGACATTATTTCAGCACCTTCCGCCAAGAACCCTGCCGCCAGCTTCTTTGCAAAGAAAGAAGTATGGGAGCAGTTCCGTGATAGGCATTTCGCAGCTACGGATTCCGTCCAGGAAGAGTCTGTCGAAGATATAATGGCGAAGAACCCACCGGATCTGAGTCGGGCTTTAAAGGCCCGTGACCAGCAGTGGAAGCGGAAGGTAGAGGACTCTTTTGATGATAATTATGTCCAGAGCATAGATATCCTAAATAACCACGCGAACGCCGCCAAGCCTCTGCAGCAGCTTATGAAAGCGTGTCAGGCACTTTCGGTCGTAGACGTTGACCAGGCGAGTTTTATGAGCGACAGTAAGGTGCGTGCGTGTGTATCTTCGTTAGATGAATATGTATCGAAGTTCAAGGATATACTCGGACTGTAAAGGATGTTGAGTGAATGAAGAAACTGTGTATTGGATCAAATGGAAATGACGACAGTTCTCTGATTATCACCGGCGATATAGGGGCAATATTCAATAACAGACGTGCATTACGCTACTTGAAAGATACCCTTAAGTATACAGAGACAAACGGTGGTCTTGTTATTGAGGCTGGTGACGGGATCAACAAAAGTATCGACCGAGTCAAGAAGTTGTGCAGATATATAAACGCAGACCTTTTATATTCCGGTGAGGTTTCAGAGGCGGTCAATAGCTATGCCCTCGAAGAGGAAAAATTCAGGGAATTTGCGGAACAGGCACGACTGATCAGAGATAACAAGTGCAACAAGGATGATTTTAAGCAATTCGTTGATTCGGTCAGTACAAATCTGCCTAACAGGAGTCTATACGAACTGCAGCTTCTTTCTGCTTATCATCTTGCTTTTTCACAAAACGCGTGTAACTTTTCCGTGCCCGGAGCTGGAAAGACAAGCGTTGTTTATGGTGCATTCGCTTATCTGTCACACCTTCCGGAGAACGACAAAAAATACGTTGACCGGTTGCTAATCATCTCGCCGCTCAGCGCATTTGGTCCGTGGGAACTCGAATACAAGGAATGCTTTGGGGAGGAACCATCCACAAAAAGGCTGAACGGAAAGGTTTCCATTGAAGAAAAAAAGCAGTATCTTTATTCTCCAGTCCCAGCGAAGATCACATTACTGTCCTATGCTTCTGTCCCATCGTTAAAAGACGAGCTGGTTTATTTTCTGCGGAATAATAAAGTAATGGTCGTATTGGACGAGGCCCATAAAATCAAGAATACCAGCGGTGGAGTAACCGCTGCCGGTGTTTTGGACATTGCCTCATATTGTTCTGCCAGGGTCGTCCTGACTGGTACGCCGGCACCGAATGGGTACGAGGATCTTTATAACCTTTATAAGTTCATCTGGCCGACAAAGAAGATAATACCGTTTGAAGTGTACCAACTGAAGGATATGAGCAAGTCGGATAATGACCCAAGGGTGAATACATTACTGCAGGCAATCGAGCCGTTCTTTATCCGCGTAAAAAAAAGCGACTTGGGAATACCTCCGGCTACGGAGCATGAGCCCATTATTGTTCCGATGGGCGAGGCGCAACGTAGAATATACGATGTGATAGAAAAAAAGTACATGGACGATATCGTTTCGACCAAGGACAACTTGTTCAGGCAGGATCTGGTAAAGGCTCGTCTGCTTCGCATGATGCAGGCGGCCACGAATCCAAGCCTTCTCCGTGTTCCGCTAAAGAATTTCGCATCCCTTGAGGGCTTTGATTCGGGGGCTGTATCTGAAGATACCTCCCTTGTGGCTGATGTCCTCCAATATGCCACGTTGGAAACGCCGGCAAAGTTTATAAAAGCACGTGAACTAATTGAAGAGATTATTTCTGAGGGAGGGAAGGTCGTTGTCTGGGCTATTTATATCCAGAATATACTCGACTTTGAAAAATACCTCCTGTCAAACGGTATTCTCTGTAAAACATTATATGGGGCGACGCCTGTGTCTACAGGTGATGAGGACGAGGATGAAGTTGAGACAAGGGAAAAAATCATAGCTGATTTCCATAAGCCGGATTCCCCTTTCAAGGTGATTATTGCGAACCCATTTGCCGTCTCGGAATCTATATCCCTGCACAAGGCTTGCCATAACGCCATCTACATGGAAAGGAGCTTTAACGCAGCGCACTTCATTCAGTCAAAGGACCGCATCCACAGATACGGACTAAAGCCGGGAACAGAAACAAATTATTATTACCTCCTGTCAGAGGATTCCATTGATGAAGTTATCCACAACAGGCTAATCGAAAAGGAGACAAGGCTCAGGGAAATTATCGAAAGCATGCCTATCCCGCTGTTTGAAAATGCAGGGCTGGAGACTGGTGATGACGATATCAAGGCCTTGATTGCGGAATATGTTAACAGAACTAAAAAGATGTAATTCCATAGGCAATGTTAATGGCGTTCTGTTCCTCATTTCGATAATGGCAGATAAAGAAAAAATTAGCAAGAACGAGATCAGGAATAGATGCGCTTTGGAAAATAATATTGTGGTCAACTGTCCGGGCGCTGTGGCTTTTTTTGAATACCTGGGATTAGTGTCAACAACGCCAGATATGGTGTTCCCTTCTGCCAAGTTTAATGGGATTGCCGCCAAAAGCGGCGATGAGGCGATTGGAGATCTTGCGGCTCTAAGTATAGACCGTCTCGTTGAAGATGGGATATTTGATGCAGGTGCTACAGGATTTGACGCCGAAAAAGGTCATCTCACCATCAAACGCTCTGCTTTCCCATTAGCTTATGCGGCTATTCGGAACTTCCTAACAATGGTCGGTGCTCTGGACAAAGAGGAAAACGGAGAAATAAGCGTTTCCGGTGATTATGAAACGGACTGGGCGGAACAATTAAGTAGTCGTAAAAAGAAAATAACGCTTGAACAATTGTTAAAGCAGCAGGAGGAACAGAGCCGTCGCGGACTCGAGGCAGAGGAGTTTGTCCTTAGTCTTGAAAAAAGCCGGCTTCCTGGGATGGCTGGGAAAATCAAGAGGATCTCTGATTTTGATACAGCTGCCGGGTATGATATTGTTTCATACGAAGCAAATGGATCAACGCATTATGACCGTTTTATCGAAGTGAAATGCTACATTGGCTCCCCACACTTTTTCTGGTCAGAGAACGAAACAGATGTGGCCAAAATTAAGGCAAACAAATACGTATTGTGCCTTGTCGATTATGCGAGGATGAAGGAACCGGGCTATCAGCCGGTTTTCATACGTGACCCTTACACCGTTGTGTTTGATGGTGAAGAATGGATGGTCAACGCATCTTCATACAGGGTACAAAAAATATAGAGGCGGTGCAAAAGGAGCAACCGCCTCTGTGATAGCTAATTACTGTACATGTCCGCCAGCCGTTCTGAAATTGCCTGGATAACCGGTATGCAGACTGTGTTCCCAAGGAGGTCAAACGCCTCACTTTCTTTTAAGAAGGATAAGTCATAATCTTCCGGAAACCCGCATAACCGCTGTCCTTCCCTGATTGAGAGTCTACGGAGACCGTTCCCGTCAACAACGCCGAGATGGGAAACATCCATCGCTACGAGCGTTGGCGCAAGTTCAGCAGGGTCAAGTATTTTTGTGAATTCAAAAGACAATTTGCCTGCTACAATGTTGTATCCCTTCGGCTTGGTTTCATCCGGTACACGTCTGCCTTTATATCTCTTACGCGGATATTCCAGTGTAAGATATCCCATATTTACAAGGTTGTCGAGAAAGCCTTTTAAATCATCATGCTGGAAGAAGGTCGATATTTGCTGCTCAGTCAGCGGCATGCCATCCATCCAGTCTATCCCGATTTCCGCTGCCCACTTTTTCTTCCTGCGTTCAAGAAGAAGGAGGTTCAGGAAATTGGACTGCTCTTCTGTAGTGTCTCCTTTTAAACCAATTTCCCAGCTGTGGATATTGTCGGCTCCTCCGCGTTTATCTTTAATCGCTTTCCCTACCACTTGTGCTGGGGTGAAATGCGAAAACAGCTTTCGAGTGAATTCCGAATCCACGGTAGGAAGACCATGCTCCATGATGTCGCCGAATACCGCTGTATGCTCTTCAAAGTTATCTAAGGATATATGGGCATCCTTCGTTCCTACGATATATACGCGTTTTCGAGACTGAGCCAAGCCAAAATACTGGCTGTCAATCAGTCTGTAAGAAACATAATAGTTCAGCTTTTTCAAGTGGTCGATAATAATGGAAAGGGTTCGTCCATCGTCATGGTTTATAAGTCCCTCAACATTTTCTAACAGAAACCCATAAGGCTGCTTTTCCCTAAGTATCCGTTCAATTTCAAAAAAGAGCGTGCCGCGAGTATCCTCAAATCCGAGACCTAACCCAGCTGCCGAGAATGGCTGGCACGGAAATCCACCAAGCAGGAAATCAAAATCCTCAATGTCGGTTGCAGGGATTTTAGTAATGTCACCCGCGACTTCTTCATCGTCAAAATAGTTTTTATATGCCTTTACAGCATAATCCTTGATTTCGCTGCTAAAAACGCAAACGGGTTCGAAGCCTTTTTCCTTAAATGCGTTTTCAAAACCAAGGCGTATCCCGCCAAGTCCCGCGAAAAGGTCGATGAATTTGACGGTTTTATCCTGCGTGCGTTTTCTGCGGGAAATCTGCGCGCTGATGAGATCGATGCACTTTTCAGAAAAGCTGTTTCCAGCTGCAAATTTGTCAATGTCAGTCTGAAGGGTGGGCGTAATGTATATAGTTTTTGGTATTTTCTTTTCATTCTCAGGCAGGGGTGTCCTACCTGACCCTTCTCGTCTTCCTCCGTGCTGCGGCATGGTCAGTTCTCCTTCCTTTAACTTGTTCTAATTATAGCACATCACGATTGATTTATCAATGCTCTAAATCAAAAATAATGTTCAAAATCAAGTTAGAATAATTAACAAAGAAGAGGGCTGTACAGGGCTTGACATTTACGGCAGGATAGGATACAATACAGTTACGCGTAAAAGCGTAATAGCGAAAGGAGGACTAAAATGGCTGGCGAATTTGGTGCATTTATTGCACGTAAACGATTAGAGAAGGATATCAAACTAAGACCGATAGCTGAAAAGCTCGGTGTTTCCGTAACATATCTGTCTGATATCATTAAAGGAAGAAGGAACCCGCCTGATATTGATGGCCTTGAAAAACTTGCACAAGCCTTGAACCTGAACGAACAGGAACGGGAAGAAATGCTCGACCTTGCTGGGAGAGAAAGGAAACAAGTGTCTCCAGACCTGCCAGATTATATCATGGACGAATCATTGCCAAACGCGCGGGTCGCACTACGAAGGGCAAAAAGTCAGGGGCTCGGAGACGACTTCTGGCAGGAGGTGAACCAGATTATTGACAAACGGAATGGAGAACAATGATGGATTACAACAGTCGTAAACTCGTGCCGTTTATACCACCATCCAAATATGACGAAGTAGCAAATGAGTTCTTGGAGCAATATTATCCGAAAGCATTGAAAGACCCCATGCCTGTCCCAATTGAACAAATTGCTAAGGATGGGCTGGGGCTTGATGTACAATACATATGTCTTACTGAAGAGCTCGATATATACGGCATGACGATTTTTACCGATGGCCTTGTAGAGGTGTATGATCCAGACGAAGGTTTATATGACACACGAGAGTTTAAGGCAAGAACTGTTCTGGTTGATCCTGAGGCAGTAAAGAGAACAAACACAGGTTGCCGAAACAACACACTTGCACATGAATGCGTCCACTGGTATAAGCATCGCTACTACTACAAGTATCAGAATCTTGTATTGCCCAGATATGCGAAATATTGTAAATGCAACGTTTCGCAGTTGCCAGAAGCGACGGACGACGAAAATATCATGGAAGCACAAGCAATTGGTATTGCTCCCAGGATTTTAATGCCAAAGAGCACGTTTACGGAAGCAGCTGAGAGACTTGGAGTTGCGTATGACAAGGACAACAGAAGCGCCATTGGTGCTTTGGCGGGTTATTTTGAAGTGTCAAAAAAATCGGTAGAAATACGTTTGAAAGAGTGCAGCTTACTTTGACTTCTGCTGCAGTAATGCAACAGAAGCCTATTTTTTTGCCTGATATTACGCAGATAAGCGTACACGCTAAACAGGGAATAATGATTATGTACTGTATTAAGAAGGAGGTGGTCCATGATTGATACCGATCCATGATTGTCTTGGACGATTAGCCTGTATGGCATGCCGTGAAACAGGGCTTATTGAATGTCTTTATAAAGGACATAAAACCAGTACGATCCTTGCAATCGGCGAAACATTTACTGTTGAACGTCAAGGCATAGTAACGGTAATTACCAGAGTTACCGCAAACGACTTTAGCGTTAAAAGCAGGAAAACAGTGGCTTAACACCACAACTCACAATTAAACATAGAAATCCGCAGAGCTGTTTGACGGCCTGGATTTAGTTCAAAACCCCTATGGGTGAACTATATCCAAGCCGTTTTTTGTCTCTACGGATGAAAAAGGCTCCTGCGGATTCTACCGAATCTGAAAGGAGCTTTTTTATGACAAGGCACGACGAATCAAAGAAACGCACAAGCGGTTACAACCCTGACCGCGAACACCATGCCAGCGACGACTGCATGAGCTATACCTACGCCCGCTGGAATGAAGAAAAACACTGCTATGACACCATTACCCTGACAGCCGGCGAGGGCGGGCTGACGCAGGACATCATTCTTCTCCTCGACCAGATGGATCATGACGGCGATCTGAACGACCGCTACGAAGAGGAACTCCGTGATCCCGGATTCGAGAAAAGACGGAAAGCGTATGAATCTGATCCGGAAGACGGTGACGAAGGAGATCCGTGGAACCAGATCGAGGACCGCAATGCCGATCTGACCGGCGACTGCGAGAGGCGGGAAACACCGGAAAACCCGGACGCCGCCAAAATCCGCGAGGTCGTGGAGAAAGACTTCACGCCGGAACAGCAGGATCTGTTCTTCTCCCATTTCGGCGAGTGCAAGCAGATGGAGCAGATCCGCCAGGAAGAAGCGGAACGCACCGGCAAGCCTGTTACTCCGCAGGCAATGAACAACCGCAAAAACAAGCTGATCCGCAAGGCGGCGAAGAAGGCGTTCGGCGTAGAACCCGTGAAGCGCCGCAAGACGGATAAGAAGGACTGACGCGTGACGCGCCGGTCCGGCTGCCGGAGTCCTCCCCGGCAGTCCCCGCACAGGGGGTTGATTTTCTCGGTAGGCAGTAGAGGAAGACGGAATTCCTCAATTGCTGAACACATTCAGAGACTGGAGGACTTACATGAAAAATCTGAAACACAAAGTGCGGATCAATATAGCTGACCGCAGCGGGAACAAAGAGCGCGTGGTCACAGGCACGACGATGATTCTCCCGAGCAGGCTGCTGAAAATCCTCTTCGGCGACTTCTCGGAGGTTCTGGTGCTGACACCGGGAAAAAGCGTGGAAGGCGTCGAGATAAGGGAAATCCGGGGCGGAGGTGCGGATCATGCCGAAGCCGACTAACACTTCCCTTCCGATGCCTGTGAAGGTTCAGCCCTACGCCCATCAGCAGGCCGCTTTCGACTTTGCATGCGGAAAGTTTGGGCTTATCCCGTCCGCTTCAAGGAGCCGTGGCGTCGCGCTCCTGATGGAAATGGGCTGCGGAAAAACGCTGACCGCCATAGGGATAACGGGAGTTCTGTTCCAGACGGGAAAGATAAGCCGTGTCCTTGTTGTCGCGCCGCTTTCGATTCTCGGCGTTTGGCAGAGCGAGTTTGAGCAGTTCGCGGACTTTCCGTACACGCTGACGGTTCTCACGGGAACGAGCGAGAAGAAGCGCAGGCAGCTGAAGGAAATATCCGGCGAAGGCCTGCAGATCGCCGTTGTGAACTACGAGTCGGCAAGAATACTCGCGGACGACCTTCTCCGGTTCAACGCGGATCTCGTGATTGCGGACGAGGCGCACAAAATCAAGGAGAACCGCTCCAAGCAGAGCAAGGCGATGCACGCCCTCGGCGACAAGGCAAGGTACAAGCTGCTCCTGACAGGGACGCTGATCACGAACAAGGAGCTTGACGTTTTCTCGGAGTACCGCTTCCTGAACAGCAGCATTTTCGGCACGAGCTTCTACGCCTTCCGCAACAAATATTTTGACATGGTGGGCTACGGGAACCATATCCCGCGCTTTCGCAAGTGGATGCTGGATGATTTCCTTCAGAGACTTCACAGCGTCGCGTACCGTGTGACGAAGGACGAGTGCCTGGATCTGCCGGAAATTACGGAGGAGGTCAGGACGGTGACGCTCGAGCCGAAGGCCATGAAGATTTATCAGCAGCTTGAGAAGGACTCGTTTGCCGAGCTGAAAAACGGCGAGGTGACCGCGATGAATGTCCTGACAAAGCTCCTGCGCCTTTCGCAGGTGACCGGCGGGCATATCAAGGATGACGACACTGGCGAGTACCACGTCAGCACAGCAAAGCTCGACGCGCTGTCCGACATTATTGATTCGGCGATGGACGAAGGCAGAAAGCTCGTCGTCATGGCGCGGTTCGTGCCGGAACTGGACGACATCCAGGAGCTTCTTGAAAAGAAGAAAATCAGGTACGCGGCCGTAAGAGGCGGAGTAACTGACCGGGACAGCGAGATCCGGCGCTTCCAGTATGACGACAGCTGCCGGGTGTTCGTGGGACAGATTGCCGCGGCCGGACTCGGCATCACGCTCACAGCCGCAAGCACGATGGTTTTTTATTCACTTGACTACAGCATGAGCAATTTCGACCAGGCAAAGGCAAGGATACACAGAGTCGGGCAGAAGGAAAACTGCCACTACATCTATCTCGTATGCGAAGGAACCGTGGACAGGAAAATACTCCGTTCCCTGCGCGAAAAGATAGACCTCGCGAAAACACTGGTCGACGACTACCGGAAAGGCCTTGATCCGTTCTCCGTCTGAGGACGGACGCGGAGGGGGTTGATTTTTCCGGCAGGCAGTAGAAGGAGGTGCGATACACCATGAACAATCAGATTTTTGAACTGGCGGACAGACTCAAAGCCGCGAGGGACAGGAAGAAGGAACTCGACGTGCGGGTAAAGGAGACGAACGCGGAGATCGAACAGCTTGACCGTGAGCTGTCAGACATGATGGCGGAGCAGGAAGTGGAACGCTTCTCGCGGAACGGCAGCACGTTCTACCTGAACACAAGGCTCTTTGCTTCGCCCGCCGCGGGGTGCAGGGACGACCTGATGCAGGCGCTGAAGGACAACGGCTATGGCTCCCTTGTCGTTGAAACGGTCAACAGCAACACGCTGTCGTCGTTCGTCCGGGAGCAGAAAGCCGCGAACGCGGATGAAATCCCCGCGTGGCTCGAGCCGTATGTCTCGGCATACGAGAAAGTGACCGTCGGCGTCCGCAAGGGCTGAACACAGAACGAAGAACAACGCGGCAATGACATGAACAAAGACTTTTGAATAAACGGAGGACACTGATATGGCAGTGAAAAAGAATACTGAAACAACGGAAATGGCAGTGCAGAGCGGATACGCCGCGCTTGCCAATACGGACGCGCTTGCCGATGCGGCTGACGATCTTGCCGGACTGCAACTGACCTTTGACAGGGTGAAGATCCCGGCAGGAGGAGCGACCGCGTTCGAGATTCCGGGAGATGACGACGACACCGAGATGGTGAAGGAAATCAAGGGGGTCATACTCCTGCACCATCCCGCCTACGCCTACTACAGGGACAAGTATCAGGGCGGGAGCAATCCGCCGGACTGCGGCTCCTTTGACGGTGTGAACGGCACAGGCGATCCGGGCGGACTTTGCGCTGAATGCCCGTACAACCGCTTCGGAAGCGGCGAGGGACAGGCGAAGGCGTGCAAGAACCGCAGGATGCTCTACATCCTGATGGAGAACGAAATGTTCCCCGTCACGCTCTCCCTGCCGACGGGTTCGCTGAAGGAGTTCACAAAATACGTCAAGCGCCAGCTCTCCAAGGGAAGAAAGCTGTCGAGAATCGTCACAAGGATCAGCCTTAAGAAAGCGACGAGCGCTTCGGGGATCCTCTATTCGCAGGCGGTGTTCTCGTTCGACCGGCTGCTGAACAGCTATGAGGCGGAGAACGTGGCGGAGCTGGTTGATCAAGTGAAGCATTACGCCGCCGGACTTACTGTGGCTTCCCTTGCCGGATATGAGGACGCGGCGGCCGTCGATCCGGAAACCGGGGAAATCATTGAACCGCTGAAATAAAAGTAATTGGGTGAACGCCGGGAGGAACATTCTCCTTCCGGCCGTTCCCATAGGAGAAATATATATATGGAAACAAAGACTGACTACAGGGCGGTCACGACGCTCCGGGAAATCCTTGACTATATCGGAGACGCGGATGAAGCCGCCTATGACTTTGAAACAGCGCCGGACGACATTTACCGTGATGAGGAGAAAGCCGCGCTTGATCCGGCGAAGAGCCATATCTGCACCATGAGCATAAGCGTCCGGGAACGGACGGGCATCATGATACCCGTTGCGCATAAGACGGGAAAGAATATGGATGAAAAGACTTTTTATAAGTTCCTCCGTGATTTCCTGACTAATACAAAGATTACGAAAATCGCCCATAACATGGCGTTCGAGTCGATGTTCGCGTACAAGAACGGCATCGTCACGCAGCCGCCTGTATATGACACCATTGCGGCGAGCCAGATGTCGCTGAAATCGCCGACTGAGTTCAGGAAGCTCTCCGACTCGGGACTGAAAAGACTGGCGTCGGAGCTTTGCGGCGAACCGCTCCCGTCCTTTGAGACGGTGACGGAGGGCAGGCATTTTGACGAGCTTGACCCGGCGGATGCGGAAACCATCCGCTACAGCTGCGCCGACTCGGACTTCGCCCTGCGGCTCATGCGCATCTTCAACAGATGGTTTGACAGATACCTCCCGAAGCACAGATGGATCGTGGAGAACATCGAATCCCCGACATCCGTTTACCTCGGGATTATGAAGTACAACGGTGTCCCGGTGAACATTGATCTCATGAAAGAGCGGAAAGCCGAAGCTGACCGCGAGATGGAAAAAATCAGGACTGAGATAGCCGGGATTGCCGGGGACGTTGATATAGGAAGCAATTGCAGCACGAACGCTTTCAAGAAGTATCTGTTCGAGACGCTGAAGCTCCCCGTTTTCCGCACGACGGAGAAGAGCCGCGCGGCAGCGGACGACGCTGTCATGATTCAGCTGAAGGAATGGTGCGATACGAACCGTCCGGAGCTTTCGCGGCTGTTTGAGCTTGTCCAGGAATACAGGAAATGGAACAAGATATCATCCACATACATCACGGGTTATATGAAGCACATAGACGCCGCCACGATGCGGATACATCCGAACTTCTATTCTCTGAGCACGGATACTGGAAGGTTCAGCTGCAGTTCCCCGAATCTCCAGAATATGCCGAGGAAGGGCAGCGACCCGATAGGCGTCCGCAATTTCGTGAAAGCGCCCGAAGGGCATCTGATTGTCTCCTGCGACTACAGCCAGATCGAGCTGCGCGTGGGCGCGTTCTACTGCCGCGACAGGATCATGATGGACACATACAAGACGGGCGGCGACATCCACGCCGCGACCACGTCCGTCATTTTCAATATTCCGTACGCGCAGGCGCACGACAAGCACGCTCCGGATTACAAGGAGCGCAGGACGATCGCAAAAAATGTGAACTTCGGCACATTTTACGGGCTGTTCCCTCGCGGACTGCAGCGGACGCTGAAGTTCAAGGCGGGGGTTGATAAATCCGTAAGGGAGTGTGAGGAGATCATCGAAAATCTCAAGGCAGGCTACCCGGCACTGACAGTCTGGCAGGAGGAAACGAAAGCGGAAGCCGCGCGGAGAATGTATTCGGAGACATGGCTCGGCAGAAGACGCTATCTGCCGGAAATCCGTTCCGATGACTGGGGCAGGAAGTCCTTCGCGGAGCGGTGCAGCATGAACACACCGATCCAGGGAACGGCGGCTGACATCATCAAGCTTTCACTCGGAAGGCTCCTGAAAGGCCTGCCGGAACGCCCGTGGCTGAAGCCTATTCTGCAGATACACGATGAACTCACATTTGTCATTCCGGAAGACAGGCTGAAGGAAGCGGTTTCCTTCATTAAAGAATGCATGGAACCGAGGCCGTTTCCAGAGTTCGACCTCCCGCTCGTGGCGGAAGCGTCGGCGGGCATGACTTTCGGGACACTGGATGAACTGGAGGACTGAAGAATGGACAGGAAAAGAGAATTCAATTTTACGGAAACGCTTCTCCGCCTTATGGAGAAGCATCCCGTTACAGGAAAACGGACGGCGCAGAAGGAGCTTGCCGACGGCCTTGGGGTACGCCAGCAGACGGTATCGGAATACCGGAGGGGCGTGACGTTTCCGGGCGCGAAAACGCTGCTTTCGATGGCGGAGTTCTTCGGCGTGAGCACGGATTATCTGCTTACGGGCGAAGAAGGCAGCGAAGTTTATACGAAGATGATGACTGCGTACAAGAACGCCGCGCAGGAGAAGCTTGAGAAAATCGCAGTCCTCTGCTCGAACGCGGAGAACATGGCACTTGGCATGATGGAAAGCGGGGGCGGGACGCATGTACAGGAACAGTGAGGGATACAGCGACCCGACAGCCGGAGCAGCAATGAGCAGCCTGATGAAGGAATACCGTCAGAAGCAGAAAAGGCGCTTCGCGGACAGGCACCGCAGAAAAATATATGTGGCTTCAAAGTACGCCGGCGACACGAATAAGAATATCAGAGATGCTGTCAGTTACTGCCGCCGCGTGATAGACAGCGGGTACATGCCAGTAGCAAGCCATCTCCTCTATCCGCAGATGCTTGACGACGGCGTGCCGGAGGAGCGGGAGCTTGGCTGCCTGTTCGGGCTTGCGCTCCTCGCAATGTGCGATGAGGTATGGGCGTTTGGAGAAATCTCGTCCGGCATGGAGCGGGAAATTGAGGAAGCAAAGCGCCTGCATATCCCGGTCAGATATTTTGAGGAGGCCGCCCGAAGCCGAGATAAGATACTGTCTGAGGCTGAGGGCGTGCCGACACAGGATTTGAGGAGGTGAGCGGATGAATGTGACAGCGGCTGATGTTATATCAAGCCTTTTCAATCCAACTGACACAGTATGCTTCCGCGTCTTTGACGACAAGAAGAGCGGGACTTTTCCCGGAGCGAAACTGTCCTGCGAATGCGGGAAGTACAAGACGATAGAGGAAACGCTGAAGAACCACAACAGGCTCGACCGCGGCGTTTTCTTCGTCGTGAACTACGGAGGGCAGGACGACGGCGCGATTACACGCATCAACGCCCAGTTCGTGGAGATGGACAACGACAGCTTTGAGGACCAGAAGAAAAAGATAGACGCGTTCCCGCTTCCGCCTTCCATGGTCATACGGACCCAGAAGTCATACCACGTGTACTGGTTCATGGATTCGACGTCGAAAGTGGAGCGGTTCCGCACGATACAGACGCAGCTTGTGAAGCACTTTGACGGCGATCCGATGTGCGTCAACAAATCAAGGGTTATGCGCCTGCCGGGGTTCCTGCACTGCAAGAAGGAAACTCCGGTCGAGGTGACGTGCGTCAGCTTCCATCCGGAGAGGAAGTACACGCAGGACCAGCTTGCGGACGTCCTGCCCGAAGTTGACCTGAAACCGGCGGAGAAGAAAAGCGGGAACGAGAAGGGACTCGAACAGGTCATGCGCTCCTGTCTGTTCCTGCAGCACTGCCGCGGCGATGCGGCGACGCTCTCCGAGCATGACTGGTACGCGATGATTACGAACCTCGCGCCCTTCGAGGGCGGGACGGAGCTTATACACAAGCTGTCCGCGCCGTATCCGGGCTATTCGGAAAACAATACCCAGAAGAAGATCAACCATTTTCTCGAGAGCGGCACGAACCCGATGACGTGCAGGACCATCTGCGAGAAAGGATTCAAGTGCCCGAAATTTGAGAAGGGAGAATGCCCGGTCAAGTCTCCCGCCGCGTGGTGTTATCAGCCGATGACGGCGGAGGTGCTGTCGGAAATCGTAAAGGAACTTCCTGTGGAAGGAGAAGCGATAAAGGACCTTCAGACGGCGATGGGATTCGTGCGGAAGTACCTCTATAATCAAGACGCCGTGATGGCGGACGTGTTCATCAACGAGGAAATAAAGAAGCACTTTAATCTGAAGGCGTCGTTCCTGAAATCCCTGATGCAGATATACCGTGAGGAGAGCAAGGCGTACAAGTCGGGAAAGGCGGCGAAGAAGGCAAAGGCCGGACTGTCGCTTCCGGACTGGTACGAGCCGGCCGACAGCGGGCTGAGATTCCTTCCGGGCGTGCTCGCAAGGGAAATGTCGGAAAAGGAGCATGTGTTCTATTCCGCAGAGCAGCATTTTATCTATCATGGCGGGGTCTATGTGGAAATGTCCGAGATGGAGGCGCAGCGGCTCGTGCAGGAAAAGATGCTCGTCCGGGAAACGAAGATGAACCAGATTGCCGACGCCGAGAAACAGTGGCGGCTCCTTGTGCAGAAGGACATCCGGGAGCTGAACGCGAACCCGTACATCATCAATGTGAAAAACGGTCTGTACAATGTTCTGGAGGACACTCTTGCGCCGCATACGCCGGACTATTATTCAACGGTTCAGCTGAACGTGACATATGACAAAAAGGCGGACTGCCCGCTGTTCAAGCAGTTCCTGAAGGAATCGATGGACGGCGACATGGAGCAGGTCGGCCTGATACAGGAGATGCTCGGGTATTTCCTTATTCCCGTCAACTCCGCGCAGAAGTGCTTTGTCATTGTGGGAGCGGCGTCGGCGGGAAAGTCCGTGCTGCTGAGAGTCCTGAACGACGTCCTGCTCGGCAAGAAGAACGTCTCGAATGTTTCATGGCAGGCGCTGAACGAGCGGTTCAAGACGGCGGAGCTTTTCGGCAAGCTGGCGAATATCTTCGCCGACCTGCCCACGAAGAACATTGACGACAACGGCATCTTCAAGGCGCTCGTCGGCGAGGATTACCTGACCGTGGAGAAAAAGAACAAGAACCCGTTTTCCTTTCAGTGCTGCGCAAGACTCCTGTTTTCATGCAACAGCATACCGAGGAACTACGGGGACAGGTCGGAGGGATTCTACCGCAGGCTCATTATCATCCGTTTCAATCACGCCGTGCCGCAGGAAAAACGCGATCCGGAGCTTCTGGACAAGTTCCGCATGGAAGCGGACGGCATTTTCCTTTTCGCCCTGGAAGGGCTGAAACGGCTCATGAACAACAGGTACAAATTCTCGGAGACGCAGAAGAACCGCGACGAGCTGCAGCAGTACCGCGAGGAGTCGGATTCCGTGCTTTCGTTTATAAAGGACCGCTGCGAAATGGACGCATCGTATTCCGCCGGCTCGACCGAGCTTTTCAACGCCTACAAGGCGTACTGCGAAGAATGCGGCATGAAGCCGTACGCACAGAAGAACTTCGTGCAGCAGATCACCACGGCATATCCCGCCATAGAGCGCGGCATCGACAGCCTTGGCAAAAGGCGCGTTTTGAACGGGATCAGGGTATGCGATCTCCCAGGATGATCTGACACGTCTGACAGGTTTGACACGAGTTTCCTAACTCACCATATATACAGAAAAAATATATGCCAATACGCGTTTTTATTTTCTTCCATACGCGATAATGCGTTTTTTCGTGTCAAACGTGTCAGAAACCGCGGAATTACGGCATTTTATCTGTCAGACGAAAGGAGGACGTGTCAAATGAGAGAGTCGGATATTGTAAGATCGATACTGAAATATCTGAAAACCGTGCCGGGATGCTTCGCGTGGAAGGAGCACGGCGGCATGTACGGAACGGCGGGAATCCCGGATATTATCGCCTGCATCGGCGGGCGCTTTTACGGGTTCGAGGTCAAGACGGAAAAAGGCAGCCCTACGAAACTGCAGGAAGCCGTCATCAGAAAAATCATCTCCGCCGGAGGCACAGCCGCTGTGGTGCGGTCGGCTGACGAAGTGGAGGATATTCTGAAGGACAGCGTTCCGGGATACGCCGTCTGCGCAAACTGCGGAAAGCCGTTTATAAAGAACGGGTCAAGGCAGAAATATTGCGGTAATCCGGAATGCGGGAATGTTCGCAACCGGAAAAAGGCGCAGGCTTATTATCAGCGCAAAAAGAACAGCTGATCATTTCTTTCAACGCACACTGCTTCAATTCATCAACGCTCCAACGCTTACACATTCCCTTTGGCAATTAACGGGAGGTGCGCGAATGAGCGATATCGATAGTTATGAGAATCTGGCGAACGCCATTATTCTTCAGGCGGTCAGGGATTACAGAACTGCACTGAAGGCGCTGAAGCTGAACCCTTCAAACAAATCCGCAAGGATCGAAAAAGAGAACATTGAGAGGTTCTTCCTGTCGGACTGGTACAAAGTGCTGACTTCGGTCGACGGCGGGATGCTCATCCGCTCCCTTCAGAAGGAGGTGGACGAATGACCGCCAAGGAGTATTTGAAGCAGGCGAAGCATCTCGACGCGCAGATAAACAGCCTGCTGAGAGAAGTCGATTACTGGCGCGATCTTTCAACCAGAGTGTCCGGCAGCAGCTTTGAAGCGCATTACAATCCGAACCGCCCGACAGAAGCGCCGTTTGTTCACGCGCTGGAAATGATTGACGAGACACAGCGTGAAATAGACCAGAAGCTGCAGATGCTTGTAAAGCTGAAAGCCGAAATCGGCAGGGTAATCGACAGGATGCCGGATCAGGAAGAAAGGATGGTACTCAGGTACCGTTATCTGAACGATTGCTCCTGGGAAGAGATCAGCGCGCTGCTGAACGTGTCGGAACGCACGGTTTACAGGATACACGGCTCGGCGCTGCAGAACTTTTCCGTCCCGGAATGAAAGTTGGCAGTCCGTGTCAGTGAATGGCAGTATTGACATGTGATATAGTTATAATAGCAAAAAAGAATGAAACAACGGCACAGCCGTACCAAGCCTCGGAGGACAGTCCTTCCGGGGCTTTTCTATTGCCCGGAAAGGAGGCGGCGCTTATGCCAATGAAACCGAAGCGGCCCTGCCGCTATCCCGGATGCCCGAACCTCTGCGAGGACGGCGAACAGTACTGCCCGGAGCACAA